CTAATTCCAGTAGTACCACGCCCCATAGCGAAATCAAGAACAGTGTCCCCTTCATTAGAATAACATTTAATTAAGTAATCCATAAGCTTAATTGGTTTTTCTGTTTTATGCCCATTTTTTACTCTTGGATTTGATATCTCTATAACACTAGTGGCGTGTCTATATCCGTTATTAATAGTTGTATTATTTCTTTGTTTACCATAAGTCCCACTAAAAGATAGCGCTTTTCTTGTTATTTTATAAGGAGTACCTTTGGTTTTTTGTTCGTTATAAGTTCCTGGTTTATCATAAAATATTAAAATATTTTCGTGCATCCTTAAAGGTTGCCGCTTTATATTAAGCTGTCCTGACCCTATGGCTTTCTTCCAAATAATGTCATATTTATACCAATCAGGGTTACTTAATATCAACTGGCTTGTAAACGGTTGGGCTGAGGTTAGCACCACTAAACCTCTAGGTTTTAAAACCCTTTTAATATTTTCCCATAAAGGTTTAAATGGAATAACGACATCCCATTTATTATTTGTTGTACAACTCAACCGTAAGGCGGGTCTGACAGCACTAAATCTACAGAATTATCAGGAATATTACTCATAACATCCAAACAATCCCCATAGATAAGTAACCCAGGACCAATACGCCTTACAGCTTCGTCTTTTTTTATCGAGTCAGACAAAGTAATCTCCTATCCCTTTTTTAACTTCATTAATAATATAATACTTTTTCCTAAGTTGTCAAGTAATTATTTTTACTACTAACGCAACGTTCCATAAGCACCAATCTAACTAAGTTCCCATCAGCACTTCCTTTTAGCTCTGACATAATAAAACCCATTGCTTTTATAGGAGTAGCATAAGAATCAAAGTCAACATTATTAAATATCCAACTCTCTATTTCTTTTTCTGTCATCATAGCAGGTATAAAACTTTTCAATATATTTAGGTATTCAGATTTAGATTCATCAACCCCTGAATACTCTAAAACAATGAGCTCTGATTTAATTAACTTAGTAATAATACCATTAATGTCGTCTTTAGTTACTTCTTCCCCTTTCTTCTTATTTAACCTAGGAATTTCCCCTAAGATCATCCTCAATGTGTATTTCTTATTAATATCTTTAGCCTTAGTAGCTTTTTTTAGCATCACCTTTAAATCTTTTTCTTTCATAATTATTCCTTTAGTATATATTTAAACTTTACACATAATATAATACATTTATTCAACTTGTCAAGTAATTATTTAAGAATCTGGGGTTTCAGAAACTACTGAGTTATCATCCGTATTTACTGAGTTATCATCTACTGCACTCGAATGATCGTCTATAATAGTTGAATTATCATCGGTGTATTCTGACTTATCAGTTGTACTATGGTCTGAATGATTAGAACTATCTGGATTATAACTATCTTTATAAGTTGTGTCCCCACTACTAGCATTAATCACACGTTCTAAAGCCTTACCTCCCTCTCTAATACCAAACACAGTACCTACGGATGTAATAGCTGTATTAACTGATTTCCAAGCTGGGTGTGGTGGAGGATTATAAGGAGCCAATCTAATAACCTTACGTTCAGGATACATTTTTATCCCTTCTATTCTCCCATCTTCCCCTATTTGAAGGTCAATTAACGGTTTTGGTTCTTGATTTATTTGAGTAAGCATGGCTTGTTGATACGCGGCATAATTCGGGTCTATTAATGCGGTATTTCTCGAAGTACATGATGGAAGTATAAATACAGATAATAAACAACCAATTAAAAAATAGTACCTTATCATTTTATCACCCCCTTTCTTTTTGTAAGCTTTTAAATACTAACTTATTTCTCCTTCATATTGTCCCTCCCCAAAATGGTTTTTGTTTTTAGATCTTCTATGTTTACCGTCCGGAACAGTAGTCCCATCAGTATCTTCAGACGGTCTATTTCCTGAATCAGCCTCATGAAAATGTTCTTTATTTAAATCAGCGTGATTATTAGTCTCCGCTTGTCTAGAAAATTCCCTCTTACGTATAGAAGGGTCTGTCATTTCATCTATATCACGCGTAGTTTTATCTACTGGATTCACTTTAGTATTACAATTTCCTCCTACTACTTTTGTATAATCATGTTGTTTTCGTTGAATACCTGTAGTGTGTTTTCTATTGCCACCAAAATCTCCATCACTAGAATCACTAGATGAATTATTAACTGGATTATCATTAGGACTTAAAAAATTCATAGTATTACTCCTTTATTTTCGTTCTATTATTTCTTTACACCACGATAAATCATCAATAAATTTTTTATAAACTTTGTGCTTAATTCCTCCCAATCTTACTAGATAAGATGGGTGATAAGTAACTACTATACTTATTTTCTCTGTGAATTTATATCGTTTGCCCCGCATAGAACTAAGAGAAGTAGAAGGTGTTTTATTTAATAGGGCTCTGCTTACGTCACCTCCAAGCGCTAGTATAATCATAGGCTCTATAGCATTTATTTGTTCTACTAAATAAGGAAAACAATTATTTATCCATTCTTCTTCTAATTTAAAACCGGGTTGAATAAAGCATTTAATTAAGTTTGTTATATAAACATCCCGTAAGGATAATTCAGAATCAATTAATGCTTTATCCAACAACTTACCCGATCTTCCTATAAAAGGTAATCCAGCTTTATTTGTTATTGTATTTTCATCAGCTCCAGGACACATACCACATATCATTATCTTAGAATATGGATTTCCTTTAGCAAACACTAAGGATGCACGTGTTTTATATAAATCACATTTTTTACAAAATTTAATTTTTTCTTGTAGCTTGTTTAATTTCATCTTACCCTACTTATAACAAATAATTAAGAAAAGAATAACCCATAAAAAGGATTAACTAATTTTTCAGGTGTGCTCATATCCATCCAGCCTATTAAAACGCCTTTGTTTGAAACACATCGTTTGGCCGCGGCTACTAAATCCGCAATCATAGGCAATGTTTCATTAGTAATACGAGAATAACAATCAAGAAAAATAAAATCAAATTTTTGTTTAGTAGTGTATAGATAAGTAATATAGTTTTCCCTTACAGCGGTTAGCCTTTCATCATAAATTATACCATAATCTACTTGACTGTTTATAATATCTAAAGACTCTTCAACTACCGTTAATTTTTTCACCTTATTTAAAGATAGAATATATTTAGTAGCAACCCCGAGACCTAAACCTAGTACTAAACAATTACCAAAAGGCTTACTACTAATTTGCCATATATAGTCACTTAATTCTCGGTCGGAATAAATAAGTTGTTTATCTTGTTCCATGAATAACTCGTTATTCATACTATAAACTTTAATATTACCGTGTTGTGACACTAAATCACCTTCTATGTAATGAAAACTACCTTGGTCCATAACGGTCTCCTACAAGTATTAAATTATATTATTAAGTGAATTTCATTTCTTTTAGTTTTAAATTATCTGCAAATGTAAAAACTATACGTAACTCAGCACCGTTAGTTAAATCCTCATTATAAACTGTGTATGACTCATATACTTCTTTAATTGGATTAAAATATCTGGTGCCCATATTACATTCTTTTGCTACACTCAATAAGTTATCAAGGTACTCATTAACTCGTTCCTTTACAGAGAGTTCCCATTGTTCCTCAGAAGTAAGTAAAGCCTCAGTTTCCACAATTTTTTCCTTTTTTTTAGGTGGTATTGTTTTAGCATAGGACTCTTTAATTACTTTTTTCTTAGTAATATTCTCAGTATTTGATTCTTTAGATGTAAGTTTTGTCATAATTAATTTCCTTTATTGGTTTTATCCAGTAACTTTTTAGCTTTTTCTGTTTCTTGTTCTTGATCATACACATCTGTAGTCAAACGAACAAGTTTTCTAGCCCATTCCGGATCATCCTCATTTCTTTTTATTTCTTGATAAAAATCCTCAATTTCGTGCCCTACAATTTTAGCTTTGTCTTTTTCATCAATATAAATATGCTGCAATTCGTGAGAAATAATTCTTTGTTTGTCTTTTAAACTGGCTAAATCCCATGCCCTTTTATCTACAAATAAAATATAATCATATCCCTCTTCAGCAGTATTATCAGTAGTAAAAAATTTAATTTTAGCAGAGGCTAGCTCAATACAAGCTAGTACCATAGCGCCACCGCTCACTTTTTTCTTTAAGTCATAAACTAGTTTAAATTTTAAATAATTATACTGAGGGAATCTTTCAGCTAGTATATAATAAAATACTTTCTCTAGATCTTCATCCGATGTTTGATATCTTAACATAATTTAATACCTTTTAATTATTACTTCGTTGATTAAAATGCTCCGCCAAATTTATCAAACTGTCTGGGGAAGCAGGACCAAATTGTTTATTATTATTTCTATTATTTTTTTTATTACTATTTTTATAATGAGGATTTCCATTACTATCGTAACAAATTTTTACTGTTTTGCCATTTTTTAACTTTTTTATTACTATCTTTCCACCGTCTTTTGCACACTCACTAAAATTTTTAACCATTTAGTTCTCCTTAATTAATAATAAAATCTTTTCTTACTGTATAAATATGTTTACTAACAAACCTCAAGGAAAATCTATATGGGTTAACTTATTTGCAACCTCAGGTTCTAACACCCAATAAATTTTAGCTGTATCCGAACTTCCTTTTAGTAATTGAACATTGCCAGTAACTAGTCCACGTTTAATGAGATTAAGTATAGAATCAGCACTTTCTGTACAATTATTTGCAAATCCTAATACATTAGTACACTCACCAAATTCATTAAATATAGGTGTTTTTCTTACTCTTAAAATAAACCACTTTGAATTACCCTTTTTATGCTCAATGTATCCAGCTTCTATATAATCACAAGGACAGCCTTGATCAATGCAATGCTGATCAGTAATAATACTTATGTCTTTAAATCCGTGTTCCCTGCCGTTCTTTTTAAACGATTGTAATAACTCTGAGGTAGTTTTACCAACCACTTCTTTACAAGTAGGACCACTTGTTGTTTTAATACCATAAAAATCTGTACAAAAACTAGAATCTATAAAGGCATATTCAAATTCCTCATTAGCACCGCGCTCTTTATCCCATATATATCCATCCACCGCCTCTGTTAAAAAATTAATTCTATTATAGGCACTAACCATTTTATTATAATACACTTCTCTATTTAATTTTTCATTCTTTAAATCAGTAATATCTCTTAAATGCTCAATTACTTTAACTACTTGACCTTCTTCGTTTAAAATAGGATAAGATCTACAGTCGTACCAACCTTCGAGCCTTTCAATATATCTTTCAAGTTTTTCTGGTTTCTTACTTATTTTACACTTAGCTGTTTGGCAGTCATCACAAGGAGCAGTACGACCTATTAACTCATAACACCTACGCTTAACTACAGTAGATTGGTCCTCACCAAACATAGCTAAACCGGCTTTATTATAGGCTAATATATTACTATGAGCATCTTGTACACCTATTACATCAGGTATAGCGTCTAATATTCCTTTTATTAGGGCACTTGTTTCATCGATTTCTTGTTGTATTAAAACACTCTTCGTAATATCTTGAACTGTACCTACGGATTTTATAGGGCAACCTTCTACAGTATATTCTGTTTCACACCATCCTACAACATACTTCAAGCGTCCATCAGGCATTGCCAATCTGTATGTAGTAATATAAGGGGTTTTATTGTCTAAAGAATTAATATAGGCATCAGATATTTTGTCCCGATCCTCATGATAAACTGATGTTACAAACATACTCCATAAATTTATAGAAGTGTCTTCTTCTACTTCAAATATTTTATACATTTCATCTGACCATATTAATTTACCGGGACATGCACCTTCTTTCCAAACATTATTTGGTGCAAGCAAAGACCAGCTACCTATCAAAGCCATTCTTTGTGATTCAGCTAGTAGATACGACATATCTTGAATTTTTGTATCCGCCTGTCTAATTTTAGTTATATCCTCAATAATAAACATATAACCAATTGTTACATCTCTGTCATCCTTTATAGTAGACTTAGTCATATTAAACCATTTATTTATAGCTTGAATATAAAAGGAATCAAATGTATGTGGCTTGTTAATAGCAGGCTCAATTATTTCACACTCTTCAGTTATAATTTGATTATTATATAAACCACTTAATTTTTTATTTATGAGTTCTTTTTGGGGGATATCTAAAAAAGCTAAGAAGGGTTTATTAACAAATTTAATTTTACAAGAAGGATTAACAATGCAAATAAATTCCTTTACTGAATCGAATGCATATTTCCAGGAATCAGTCTGGTCTTTTAGATAACCATTAGTAGTTAGAGTTCTAGTTAGATCTCTAAGTTTATTTAATTCATCCATTTTTATCTAAGCTCCTATCCAAGCTTTAATTGCATCTTTAAAGACCATTAACACCCCCGTAGCCATTACTCCTAACAAAGAAGTTACACCTATAGTAATCATAGCTATATAAGCGGTCAATTTAGTGCCTATTGCCGTTTGATTAATCGATAATACATCCACTTTATTATCCAAACATTTAAAATCCTCTTTACAAAAAACATTTAATTGCCTTTCTACAGCCCTTATTATACATTGTAACCTAGTTTCTAATTTTTCTAACTCTTTAGAACTAATAGCCGCATTAGCTTTCAAATCCAGTAAAAGATCTTCTTTAAGTTTTATAAGTTCTTGATGGATTTTATCTCTGTCTTTTTGTGATTGTCTAGAAGTTTCAGCTATCTGCTCATGAAGCCTATTAAGGGTTTCAAATACATAAGAAAACCATTGTTTTTTCATAATCTCGGCTTCTTCTAAATGCATGTGCACAATTGGATCAGAGAAATGATCTTCCCTCATTACAGGTTATTTCCCCTTATGATTTGATTAACTTCTTACCACAACAGGGACAAAACGACATGGGTATACAGTATCTACTCACGTGAGTTATCCCGTCCTGGTCTTCTAGGTGTGTCCATTGAATATACCATTTATTAACGTCTGGATACCAATAAAAAACCTCACTATAGTTTCTAACATAAGACTCAAAAATCTCACAACAAAAAGCATGTTTCATTTTTTTTTAATCCTTAATTATATTAATGTACACTTCCTCCACCAACATAAGGAGTAAAATCGTATTTGCCACCTAGAGAACGCCAACCTTCAGTAGGCCAATTCTTACCGGCAACCATACCACTTATAGTAACATTAGTATCCATAACATCAAAGCCAGGAAGTTCCATAGTAGCTCCAGTAGTACCAGACCCGCTAACAGTAGTAGCTGACAAACCTAGTCTAAAAAACTGGTCATCTCTAACTCTATTTATTGTAGAGCCAACTATATAAGGATTATGATCAACATTGATCGCCCTACCACCAATATTTTGACCCATCCCAGTATCCTCCGTAATAACATTGTGATCTAACAAGTTATCTTTTGATTCAAAATCAAGAACTGTTCTGGTATAATCCGCACCCATCCTATCTCCAACATTTAATGCGCCAAAATTAGCAATCTTTGAATCGAAAGTACGCCTGATAGAAGTACTTGTATCGGTTCTAGCAACACCAGACGCCGTAAGTTCAACCTCACTAACTCCTGTAGCATCTATTTGATAAAAATCATACTCACTCATAATATTTCTCCTTTATATTTTTTAATGAGGGCTACTCCCTCTATATATAGTATAGTACATAAAACAATAAATCTCAGATTTTATTTAAAATTATACAGTCTTACTTTAACTTTACTATTATTTAATAAAAATTCTGAGTTATCATCATAAAAGGTTACACCGGTTACTACCACTTCTGAAATGCCGGCGTTAATTATCTTAATAATGCATCTAAAACACGGTATTCCGCAACTTAAATAAAGAGTAGCTCCTTTAGTAGCTATACCATGCCAAGCAGCATTCAAGATTGCATTTTCTTCTGCATGACCTGCTATACATATGTCCAACATCTCACCGGATTTAGCGCCCATAGAGTGTCTAGGGCATATTGGATTACATGGATCAATAGGTTTAATTACCTTATCTTTGTACTTATTTATAAAATTAGAATCTAACTCCCATCTACGCTCACAGCTTGGTATCCCTCTAGGAGGTCCATTATATCCAGTACTTACTATACTTTTATCTTTAACTAGGACAGCCCCTATTCGTCTAGATAAACACTTAGAATGTCTTGCTGCTTGTCTACACACATTAAAAAAATACTCATCCCAGTTTTTAACTGGAGGGTCGGTAATAGAATAAACATCTACTGGGTTATTTAATAATTTATCCTTATCTTCATCAGTAACCAACTCAACCGGTAAATGTAGCTTCTGAGCAGTAACTTCTGCTACAAAATCCCTACGTTTTTGTATAAAAGCACTAATACCTGTTACTTTAGTCATTATTAAATATTTCAAAGTTAATGATAGTATAAATTTATCCAAAATTTCTTTGTCATCATGTAATCTTTCAATTAAAGTATCTTTAATTTCATTATAAGCTTCAGTAAAAGAATACCCTACTTCTTTTGATACTTTTAATATATTAGCTACGTCAATTATAACAGTAGAATCAAAAGTTAATATAAAACTATCGATTTTTTTTAAAGTTCTTTCTGTTACTGGACCTTTAAAATACTTATGAAATAAGGTCTTAAAAAAATCATCTAAAATTAATTGGTTTATCATCTACTACTTATCCTTAAGTTATATTATTATCAATAATTATTGGCCAATAATAATCTACATCATTATTATCTTTACCTAGTCTTATTCTTTCTTCTTCCGTATCATACTGCATAATCTTGAGTCTTTTTTTATCGTTACATATTGGGCAAGTAATATCTAACACCATAATCAAACTACCTGACCTTGGTCTGAAGATACACTCCCCCTGTACTCCACAATCACATGAGTATTTAATCGTGTCGCCGTCTGTTTTAATTATTTTTAGCATTTAAAATCCTTTTTCATCTATTACAATATCTTTAGGTAACTTATCTTCATGTTTTTTACTATAAGATGGAAACTGGTAAGCCCCTGTAGGAAATCTTTGTGAATAGGAAATCTCTATAACACACGGTAGTTCCCAATAATCTATTTCGCATTCACCTTGTTTAATTTTTAGCCCTGAACCTACTCTACCTAGAGGAATTATCTTACCTACCTGATTATATTTACCTATTAAAAGACTACCGACTTTACCTTGTTTAGCACCAGTACCTTCCTTCCAATCATAAGCTACAACATCATCTTCTTTAACAGCTTTTACCTTCCAACATGCCCTTCTTGTGGGTTTTCCTGTGTAGGTAATTTCTGCATTCTCATGAGCGTGCCAAAGAACTAATCCTTCATATTGCATTTTATTTTTATCTACCCACCCATATGCCTCATTATACGAATCAAATAGTTTCTCTTTGGGTAGTATTACAGAACTATTAGCTATTAAACTTTTTGTAAGAAATCCTAACGAATCCTCATAATTTTCTTCTGTAAAGTCCTCTCTATCTGAAAACAACACATTAAAAACTACAGCTATAACTTTATGTTTTTCCTGCAAAGCTAGTGATGTTTTAATATCTTCCTTCAATTCACCATTTAAAGTGTCAGATTTAGAGATACTTTGCATCAACTTAAACCCTTCCATATGGGATATTTTTAACTCAGGATCGATTACAAATTCAGCAATCAATAAGGTATTATACGGCAATTTCATATCTTCTATGGTTTTTACAATGTTTAAGTACTTTTTAGTATGGTCATTAATACGTCTAGTATATATTTTAACTTCTCCTATAGAAGTTACTAAAATATAATGACACAAACCATTATATTTTAAAAAAAACCTTGCTAACTTATCCTTAATCAATTTATTACATTTTGTTTTAGAAATACTTGTATTAGGTTTAGAACAACAAAACTGGACAGGTAAATTATTAAAATCCATTTGATTATTATTTAAGTCTGGTAAATCATCTAAAGATTTAGCTATTTGTAACCCTTCCTTTAATCTAGTTTCAATTAATCTAGTATAGTCAGCTTTAGCAGCCTCATCTGGGTTAAGTTCATTAGCTTTACCTCTATTAATGTAGCCATAGGTATGAAAGGTGGTTTGAATTTTTCCACCAACTAGTCCCCACTTACGGGTAATTGTATCACCAACCAATGTTAAAATGACAAATTTTACTCTCCCAGTAGAGTGATTTTGTACTAAAATTATTTCTTCCATTTTATAGCTCCTTTAATTTTCCTCAATCTTACACATAATATAGTACATTTTATGGATTTGTCAAGTAAATATTTGATCCTTAACACATCTAAGTTCATAATACCCACAACCAGGGAGCTTGTGTACGTCCTTATGACATGTTTTGCATAAAGTAATGGTGTTAGCCACATCATTTCCTAAACGTGGATTCTGGGTGTATCCTTCGATGTGATGGCAATGAAGCGGAGCTTCCTTTTGGATGGCTCCGCAAATTTGGCACTTCCAGTTGTCACGCTCAAAACACATTTGTCTAACTAGAGGATTAACTTCGCGGGATGATGCAGGTTTGAATTCTTTAGGCCATAATTTTTGATTATACACAGGACAAGCTTCTTTACAATTATCTGAACAGTATAATGAACATTCACCTTCCATCTGTCCTTTAATTGTTTTAATTCTTGAACTTACTTCTATATTTGTAGGTATAAAGTATTTACCACAGTACCTACATTTAACTTCTAAAGAGATACCATCTTTAGAAAGTCTGGGTGACTCATCAACAGTGAGTTTATCTTTATAAGTTTTATAAATAGCAAAATTATTATTGTATTCAATACTTCGTGCTTTTATTACTTCTTTATTCATTTCTTTATATATTTTATTTTGTTTGTTTATTTTTATTTTATTATGTGTTCTATATTTATATTTTCTACTGCTTATTTCTTTTTTATTGTTATTATAATATTCTTTGTGTTGTTTATTTATTTTTTCTTTGTTATTTTGATAATATAATTTCATAAATAAAGAGTGTTCTTTTTTATTATTATAATAATAACCTTTCTTACAGTCTTTACATATTGTATAAATACCATCTTTGGAATTCTTATCCTTACTGAACTCACTAGAATCTTTAACTTCTTTACATTTTGTACACATTTTTTCCATGTAATTTCTCCTTATAAGATATCTAGTTACTCCACTATCTATAAGAAAGTTAGTTAACTATCACTAAAAATAGGGTAAAGTTCTTGCATAATAACTATTAAATCATCTTGCATTTTTAGTTCCTCTATATTAGACCAACCCATACCATCACTTATAATTACCACAGTGTAATCGTCGTAAGGTTCAAGACTTTTTATTAATTCTTTTTTTGTCATACTTATTCCTTATAATTAGATGTAATATAATCATACATAATTTCTTCTACTAGTTTTTCAACTTTTTCTGTCTCTGGTTTTTCTGGTAAATCACACTTTTGATAAATTTCTTTGGTTTTTTCAAATAACATATCTGATTCACTTTTAACTTCGTCTAGAGTCCATTTACCATTCTTAATATCAATAAGTTCCTGAGAATCTTTAGTTCTATAAACAGTTAACTCGCCTGTGTCTAAGAACTCATAACCCATACGAAGTAACCTAATACTATGACTTGCCATTTTTGAATCGTAACCTACTTTATCGACCAACCTCTTTCTTTTAGCCCCCATATAACCTTCAAATTTTAACTTATTAACCCTTGCTAGTTGCCCATGAGCATAACCTACATAAGCATTGTACGCTCTCTTAGACGAGAATAAATCCCTATTATTTAGCAAAGCCTTACCATAAATATTTGTTTTTAAATAGTGGTCTTTGTGCAACCACAAAATAGGCATTACATTAGGGTTAGATTTTAATAACATACTTATCATTTTTTTAAATTCATAATGAACTACGTCATATTGTCCTATAAAACTTTCTTGTACCTCTTTAATTTTTCCTAAACCAAGATACTCTAATACGGGAGCAAAGTATACACCCATAAGGTCAACATCATCAGAGCTGTTTGGTTGGTCAGGAGGTATAAACGTATTGTGGGAAACACTTCCTCTATATGTTGCCAATAAAGTTCTATCATTGAACATCTCCAACATCTTTTCTTTCTCTCCCATCATTAATCACCTGTAATCCTTTACTATCTATTTTAAACCCATTATCCCTAGCCGCAAAAAACCGTGAGGTATGTTTAGATTTTTTTAAATTAGTAACATAATCAATTTTATCTTGAGACATTGCACTAGAACCAAAGAACAGTCCTTCGGGGTCATTTCTATAATCCCACACGCCTCCTAAACTTTCTGAACCATCTTCTTCAATAATTACTTCCAAAGCAAGACCCACGGGGTGAAAAAACTGTCTGTTAGCTTCTTGTAAAAACCCTAATTCTCTAAACTCCTTTATATTCATTCTTTTAATATCTTCGGGCATCCCTAATTCTCCTCATTTAAAATATCTATTGCGTAATCATATCCTTCCCAGTTATCTACCCCCGCTTGTTCTAAAGCCCTCATAAAACTTGAATCCTCTAAAAGACTTTCATACTCTTTAACTGTAATTGTTATAGTTTTTTCCGTCATTCACCCGTCTCCCTACATTTAAAATTTCCATTTTAACCCTATACATAATCTTTACAAATACCAAAAGTTTTTCTATGTAGTTTATTTAAACCATAAGTCTTAATTGCGTCTCTATGTTTTTGGGTACCATATCCTTTATTGTTAGCTATGTCCCAAATATTGTAGTAATCGATATCAGGTAAATTTAAAATAGCATTATCTCTATAAGTTTTAGCTATTATAGAGGCCGCGGCTATTGATAACACTAAAGCATCTCCACCTACAATCGGCTGTTGATACTCATTTACCATCTTAAGATTAATAGGACCGTCTATAAGCACACAGTCATAATTAATATCGTTATCCATATATAATTTAGAAAGAGCCAAAGCCATAGCCTGTTCTGTTGCTCTAAGAATATTTATATCATCTATAACATCAGGACCAATTTCACCTATACCATAAAAACAATTATCTTTAATTAAATCAGCAAGTTCATTTCTTTTTTTAGCGGTAAGTTGTTTAGAATCATGCACTTTATTTAATAACTTGGGAATGTTTTGTTGAGGTATGTATACAGATGCGGCTACAACACTACCCCATAAAGTCCCTCTAGCACACTCATCTATTCCTACCACACAGGAGAAACCCTTACCATACATCTCATTTTCTAAATCATATGTAGGATAAGCCTTCAATATAATTATCCAGCCACATTGGATCTAAATCTGCTCAAAACATCTGGTTTGCTATAAGCATTAGAAACTGCTTCATCTCTGCGGTCAGCTGTATGTACAACTCTATCTGTTTTATTTATTTCTCTCTGAACATCAAACACATAGTCATCGCACTTTCTACTCTTATTAAGTTTAATTGTTGTTTTTTTAATAAGGCATTTTCTATTAGATTCGTTCTTACAAAAAGCACATTTAATTTTCATTATCTATCTCCAATATTTAAAAATGTCATTTAATCTTATGTTATAATATAATACTTAAGTTTAATTTGTCAAGTATTTATTTTTTTTAATACCTCATAATATACACAGGTGAGTCATTCATAATACTAAAGTATAAAACAGGTAATTCTATAAACGCTATAAGAAACGTTAATACTAGTATAGCAATCAACACACTACATGCTTTAGTCATTAGAAATTTAACCCTCCTTACTTCAATCTATTACCAATCTCAATATTTCGTATAATATCTTGCCAAGTATTTACCCTAGTAATAATATCCGGGTTAAAATTAAGCCAACTATTCCAAGGACGAGTAAGCACCATTAACCCTTTACGCCATCTAAGCTGTGCTTGTGCCATTTCTTCTAAATTAGGAAGACAATCATCGACATAACAATCAAGTTTATATTTCTTAATATGTTGTCCTTTCTCATTACCGTCAGTCATAACCAACTTAGTAAACGGTATATTATTATGACATAACCAAGTAGCAGTAGAGTCTTTAAAATCATGCTCACGTTTAGTTATAATATAAATTTTATGACCTGATTTATTTAATATATTTAAACACTTAACTGCATTTTTATAGGGCTTTACTGTAGCCAACATATCCTCTGAGTGAACAGCCCATGTCATAGCACTACACATAGCTTTCTGTTTTTCCTCATTCGCTGTAAATATGTTTTTTTGAAACCAAAAATGATTCAAATCTTCTACCTTAGCATTTGTACCAAGCTCATAATTACAATAATCTATAGCCATGTGAGCTGTCTTACTTATTACTTCATCCAAATCAAAACCTAGATTCATTTAATCTCCTTAAACATCAGCGTTATAAATATTAGAACCATCTTCGTCTGCTACAACCAATCTACCGTTATATTCAATATTTCTTTTATAAGGTCTTGGGTTAAATGAATCTGTTTTAACAGCATAATGTATCTGACATCCTGCCACTAGCATGTTACCAATCTCAAGATACCAATTAGTTGACCCTTTATTAGTTTTAATTCCTAAAGTTTCTTCATCGTTTCTAATACCTTTAACCGTACCGAATACAGCTCTGTACATTTGACCATCTGGAGCAAAAAACCAACCATCAGTAGTCACTACTGCTTTTTGTCCTTCTTCTATTTTCATTTTAATCCCTCTTCCCTATATTTCTTTACGTCTAGTAAAAATGTTTTTACACCGGCATTTGGAATAGAAAAACATTTCCCTAAGCGAATCTGCTCCATTACCCACTTATGGCGCATAGGCTCTCTGCCTTTTACTTGCCCAGTTTCTATCCAATAATTCATAAAACCACCTTTAGAATAATTAACAAACTCAAAACCTAAAACATCCATACTATTACCAATATTATGATCATAATCTGAATAAAATTTTAATGTCTCTACATTTACTGTATGTTTTCCTATTTCTATAGTTTTATAATTTTTTATAAAATGTTTTAGTAATTTAGAAGCACCACCCATAACGTAATAAAATTTTAAAGTACCAACTCTAAGTACTTCTATCATAACATTTGTTTTCCCAAAGAAATTTCTTCCAAAGGTATATAACATTAATAGGGTACCTTTTTTTACTCCATTTTTATCTTTTTTAGCATACAAACCTAAACTTAAGCTAGCTCCTCTTTTACCATAAAAACAATTTTCTGCTTCAAAAGCCCTACCCTCTTTTGTACCTACCTCTTTAATTATACAGTCCCTAGCATAAAATTTATTGGGGGTTACTCCGTAAACATGAAGTATTTGCGACTGTAAAACTGATTTTTTTCTTGGGTCATTCCATTCGAAGTCTTTAATCCACAATTTAAATGAATTATTATCTTCGGCTTCCTTGGATTTATTATAAAAGTAATCCTTATTTACACCTTCAATTCCATACTTAGGATACTCTATGGCAAAATCCAACGAGGGTACATACTCAATTTCGTATCTTCTTTTTTCAGGACCCGCATCATAAAATAAACAAAAATTCCCATACTCAGTACTATACTCCACCCCATTGTCTTCTAAAAATGTCTTTATTTCTTCCAAATTTTTAATATCGTTTTCTGTCATAAGCCCCTCTAGTAATTAAAAGTTATAATAGATAATTATATTATAGTGTTATTTTACTTAACGTACTCACACATTATAAGCATCTTTTTAGTTTTGTCAAGGTTTGTTTATTCTTATATTTAAACCCCTCTACAAACCTTATAAATATTTTATGGAGTAACCCCGATAACTCTGCGGATTCAGTTACTAAGAAGAATTCCTTAATAAAATAAATTCAGCACAGTAATATTAAAGGGGGAGTGAGGGGTTCGATACCCACATACGGTAACTGTACGACCTCTACATTCTGCCCGTCTCATTTAAGTAACCTCTTGTTAAACTCCCCATTTATATTTTCACATGACTTTAATATAAACATCCTTTATGTTTTGTCAAGTATTTTATTTTCTGTTCTACAGTTATTAACACTTTTCTTCTTTAGTTCCGGCAGCGTACACCCGTATAGTTGATGTGCCACATTATAATGACAGTCTTCACACAAGCCCCATAAATTATCTTTATCAAGCTGTAAATGGGGATGAGTAGATACTGCTTTTTCATGGTGTAGATCTGTTATTTTATTTTCACCACACATTTCACATATACCATTAGCTCTTTTTATTATTTCTTCACGCAGTTCTTGTGGTATAAATTCTCTAAGAGATTTAGTAGGTATAGCCCCATGACTGGCATATATCGGACAAGCTAACTTACACTCTTCAGAACAATAAAGACTATGTTCACCTTGACCTATATTTTCTAAAGCATACACTCTATGATATACCTGTTGTTTAGTTGGAATAAAATAATTTCTACAGAACCTACATTTTACCTTTAACGAATTACCGTCTTTAGCTAGTTTAGGGGATTCTTCTTTAGTTAATTTATAATGAGTATTAGTATATATAGCAGAAGAATTTTTATATAATTTTTTGTATTCTGTTAGATCTTTTGCAATACTTATTTTTTTATTACCAGATAAACATTTTTTAGAACAATTTTTAGAGCAAAATAACCATCGTTCTGATCTACCTATTGAATTTAATGCATTTAGTCTATTTGATACCCTTACTGTAGTTGGAATAAAGTAGTTTCTACAATATTTACATTTTACTTCTAGAGATACTTCATCTTTAGCACATCTTGGTTGTTCATCTATTGTTAATTTTAACCCATATAAATTATATTCAGCAGGTTTTGTTTGAAAAGATTTTTGACTTTGTCTTCTAAACAATTTTTGTTTTTTTGTTAAAATCCTAGGATTATTCTGCCGATTTTCTTTTTGTTTTTTGGCTTCACATACTTTACACCAACTTCCTACACTGAAAGATCTCTTCGCATATGAACCTACTTTCCAAAATTCCCACAGTGCTTTATGTTTTTTACATTTTGTACAAATTTTCCACATTATTTATATCCCCATTTAAATCCACCTGCGGTTTTTTGTTTCCCTCTACACACCTTATAAATACCTTCATAATGAATACCAATTATTTTAGCAGCTTTCATTGCAGATGGGTATTCTTTAATGAAATTTCCTTCCAGGTCGTACTGTATTGTAGGTTTACTCACAGCTTTTTTTAATTTATTAATATTATCTTTACTTGGTGTTCTTTTAATATATTCTGGAACGTTTTGTTTTTCTAATGGGTCATCTATATACCGCCATAAAAATTCTTTAGGTAATCTGGTCTTCCCTTCACAGTTATTTAATATTAAAGTAGCACTTAAACCAGTGTCTTGTGAAGCTTTTGTAATAGATGAGTACCCTTTAATTAAATCCCCATCTAAATCATATTGTAAAACAGCCTTTGGTTTTAGTAAAGTATTCCTAATTAAATTAATATCTAATTTTTTCTTAAAGCCATCAGATTTTAATCGCCACACAAACCCACCAACCTGTTTAACTTTTTTACCGTTACAACAATTAGATATATTTGGTCTATCAAGTCCTAATTTTTCAGCCGCACATCTAATAGACTTCCAAGCCTTAATAAAATTACCATTTAAATCATATTGTAGTACCGCTTTATTATTCTTTCTAACTCTACTGTTTATAGTATTTTCAGATTGTTTATGTCCTGAACAACCTCCGCCCCCTGACGTAGAGTTATACCCGAAATGTTTATTAAAAGTATTATATTTATTTATATAGTAACACTCAAAAGTATTTAATTCAGCAATATTGTTACATCTAATTATAATATCAATCTTAAAAGCGTCCAGTCCGTACTTCTTCATTGCCCTATACAAATAGTAATCTTCTCCATTTATTGCGGATCTACGATGTTCATTCATACGTTTTGTAAAATTAATAGTTTGCCCTATGTATGACTTACTATTTATTGTATTAGTTAATTTGTAAATAACTCCAAATATTTTCATAATATTTAACTCCTTATTAGTAATATTTATATAACACATACCTACTACTAATAAGGAAGTTAGTTAAATATATATATATATATACTAACTACACCCAGCATATCCACAAGAGGGACAAGTAAAGCATCCACTCTGAAATATAATGTCTTTAGATCCGCAATCTGGGCAGGACATACCCAGTTCTCCATTTAAATCTGTTACATAGCCCATAAGGTGTTTTTTTAATCTAAAAACAAGAGTGCCTGGTCCAGCATTGTCTACTCCACCTAACGCCTTAACAATGTCAATCATAGGAGTATTATGACGAAAAAGAAACCCAAGCATACGTCCTATTTTTACATGATTAGATTGTCTAGCAAACTTCTTTTCTACCTCTTCTAATTTCTCATCATCTAATTTATATTTTTTAGCTACTTTTTTTAACTCATCAATTGCATCCATAGTTATTTCTGTCTTAGAAACAGTGTTTGTTGAAATAAAACACGCAAATGGTTTTCTCATCTCAATATCCATAAATGAAAAATGTACGTACCATTTAGAACCATTACCACGTAAAATGACCCCTTTGGATGGGTACTCTTCAGGAAGTTTAACAACATCATGTATAATATTACCATTTTCATGTCCCTTAAAAGCATCCAAAAACTCTTCTTGCCTTTCTTTAATCTCTTTAACCTTATCTTTCTTTTTAGACTCAAGAACAGCTATAGAAGTACCTTCACGATAAGTAGTACACCCTTTAATTCCTTGCTTATGGACCTTACTATACAACGCTTTAAAATCATCAAAAGATATGTCATTGGGTAAGTTGATCGTTTTACTACTTGACTGATCAATATACTTACTTACAGTATTCAAAATAGTAAAATGTTCTTGTACAGACAGCTTTGTAGCGGTAGTAAATTCAGTTTTGCCGTGCTTCAAAGCCTGATAATATCCATAATCTCTAATAGTTTCAGCTTTACATAATCCTTGATTCTTATCTATTCTATATTCACCATCTGTAGATATAAGAACAATTTCATCAGCAATACTTTCTTCTTTTAAATAATCTGTTTCAAACCATTCTCCTTTATGTATAGATGGGTATTTAAAATCCATAGGCTTTCCTTCTATCCTATTCCATCTAGTATACTCTGTAGAAAATACTGGTTCTAACCCACCAGATACATTGCCAGCAAGAATTGCTAGAGTACCAGTAGGAGCTATAGCAGCAACGGCACTATTACGTAAACCGTATTTTCTAATAAGGTCGAGTGTCTCCTCGTCTAAAACTTCCCCATGTTTCACATAACCAGTCTCTAATAATTTTTCATCATAAAGGGCAAAAGGACCCCTTTCTTTAGCAAGCATGGCGGACTTTTTATATGCGGTATTCATAAACAAATGGAGCATCCATTCTGTAAACTCAACACTTTCTTTTCCACCATAACGAATGCCCATCATCATAAACAAAGAAGCTAGTCCACAAAAACCAAGACCAATCTTTCGTTTCATCTTAGAAGCATCTTCATACATAGGCAATGGGTAATCTGATATGTCGATTATATTATCTAAAGCTTCAACCATAATATTTATATCTAACATAAGAAGTTGGTCATTAAATATACCTGTTTCAATGTCGTAGTAACGCACCAAATTTAAGGACCCTAAATTACATACATCACCAAGGTCGTACAAAGCCCCTTTGTGTTCTACAATACCGGTGTTTCCGGGTACTTCTCCACATTGTCTGGTACTAAACCCATTACAAATAACAGAGTGATAATCTTCTTGGGTTAAACAATACACATCTTCTTTTCCTATAAACTCTATTGCCTTAATTTTTTCATAGAATTTTTGTTTGTGTATAATTTTGTCTTCTTTCCAAGAAAAAAACTTATCATTTTTATACGGAAGCATGAATCCTATTTGGCTCATAAAACTATCTCTACTACCGCTAAAAAGTATCAACTCATAATTATCTTTACACCAATATTTCTTTAGCCCTCCCAGTCCATCAGGAAGTTTTCTATAGTCAGCTTTTCTACGTAAGTTAATATTAGATCTAATACCAAAATTAGATAGTAAAATTTGTACATCTTTAATTAGGCTTGGCATAGAACTATTTAATCTAATAGAACAACCTGACCTAATAGAACTAATGTTCACAGTACCGTCCGCCTGAAATAACCCCTGAAGATACCCTTTTACAAAATCCTTAGTTCCCTTAAATATAAATTCTGGGACTTCTTCTTTAATAGACAATAAACCAAACTCTTCAAAAATTCTGTAAAGAACCGCTGATTTAATCTCATACATATCTTTACTCTTAATATAACGAGCTTTTACTGTAGTATCTGAATAGTGTCCTCCGTATTCTCTTATCAAAGTATTAGTGGTCTCTACAAGTTCATCTATTAATACATTATCTTTCCCCCACAATCTAATGTAAACTTTATTATTCTTACAATTGTATTTTTTATCCCAACCTTCGTATATAGTACCATCACCTGCTATTATTCCTATAAGTCTCCCAAAAGATAAATTACCGTTCTTCCCAAAACCACATAACCCAGAACAAATATCTACGCTATCCCCAACCTTAAGGTCCTTTAATTCTTTTGGACCTTCGGGGGTATTAAACTCGTGGTAATCTGTAGTTTTAATTTCATATCCCGCAGAAGTAGTCAATTTAAATACATCTCTATCTTCACCAGTCTTATATACATGAGTAGTCTTTAGCAGTGTGGTGCCTATAGAACCATCTATTTGTCTATTATCAGCATAAACCTCATTAGACCCACCTTCTTTATACAAGTCATATATACGCTCCATACCTTTAGATGTATGTAATAACATGTCTCCTGTAAAACAAGGATTAGTTGCGCTAATACTACTACTCAAGTAATTAACATTATCCATTTTTCTAATTGTGTCAATAAACAATAACCCTGGTTCATTTCTATTATAACTACTCTTCAAAAGAAGTTCCCACAAATAATTAGCTTTTACTGTACGATATACTACAGTAGGATAACCTTTATCTGCCCACTTCTCGAAGTTACCATCCCACTCTTTCTCATACTTTTCAAAATTAATATCTGGAAACCAAAGATCCCAATCAAGATCATTTTCCACACAGTACATAAATGCGTCTGATATTAAAACCGACATATTCATTTTAGTCAGTCTATTAGGAGTGGATTTAGTTGTAATAAACTCCTCAATGTCTGGGTGATTTACATTCATCGTTACCATAGTAGCACCTTTTCTAATACTATTTTTAGACGGCACCCCTTGATACGAATCATTTTTATCAACACTACCTGATGTAATAACTTCAGAAACTTTATCAAAAATCTCTAGGAACTTTATTGCTCCTGGTGAAGCTACACCTATCTTCCTAATCAACGTCTTAGCTGGCCTAAAAAAATTGGCACAGAACCCAACTCCTCCTTCTGTTTTCAGCGTGCACGCATACTTAGTAACCATATCCATAATCCCTTCTAATGAGTCTGGATCTTTTGTCACAGACTCAATGAAGCAATTAAAAAGTGTCAACCCTTTTTCATCTACACCTATATTAGAATTAATTCTTCCACCAAATAAAGTCCTAAAATCTAAAATTGACCCTTTTAGTTGGTGCTTTTTATCCCCGTCATCTGGGAAAATAGAGGACGAAATCCGTTCACAAAAACCATCGTATGTCTCATCTTTATACTTATACTTATTCTCCCAAATCTTTTCTTGAAAACTGTCTACAAATGTCATATTCTTCTCCTAATATCTTTTATTTACTATTGCTTGATACCACGCTTTATGCCAGCTCCTATCTTTGTTCGCTTTACTATTACAAGAACGACATATGGTTATTAAATTACTAGGTTTACAGTCTTTCTTGTCGTAATTAATGTGATGGATAGTTAAATCGTTTGGATTTTTAGAATTACAGTACGGATTTAAACATTTATTTCCATCACGATTTCTTATATCTTTTTTATAATCTAAGTCTTTCCAGACTTCACAATAAAGCTCGAAGGATTTACCTCCTCTCCATTGTTGATTACCAGCACCAAAACTATCCAAGTGTGAACAAACCGGACACCTATGACCATCCGCCCAATCATAAAACCTAATTGTACCTTTATGTCCTAAAGGGCATATATAGTTTAGCTTTGTTTTATTGTTTTTATATTCACCACTTAAAAGGGTATAACCCTCCAATTCAAAAAAACTTCTTACCTCTTTAATAGTTTTCTTCATTTTACCAGAACATTCTGGGCATCTATTACCTTGTTTCCAATTACCCCAAACCATACTACAGTGATGCCCTTTATCACAAACATAATCAAGTTTAGAGTTATTGTTAATATATTCAGTGCTTAGTAATATGTAGCCTGCCTCCTTAAAAGAATTTTTTACAAGATCATAGGATGGTTTAACATTATCACTACAATAAAAACATCTTTTACCTTGTTGCCAATCATTCCACATAATACTGTGATGATGCCCTTTTGGGCATTTAAAAATCAATTTAGTATGTGCATTTTTATACTTTTCACTAAGTAAAATGTAACCTTCTTTTTTAAAAGAATTTTTAATAAAAGAAAGGCTATGTCTTCTGTTATTTATTGAGCACTTATTACATCTACTACCAGACTTCCAATTTTTCCAACTTATCGAACCTACATGCCCATTAACACATCTATAATCTAACTTTGTGTGTGCATTTTTATAACACTCACTCAATAAAAAGTAGCCTTCTTTATTAAAGGCGGTTTTTATATCACGTATATCAGGCTTAATAACTCCTGAACAGTACGGACATCTATAACATGTTTGCCAATTTGCCCAAGTAATACTGTGTTTATGTCCATTAGGGCATATATAATTTAATTTAGTGTGAGCATTTACATACTCCTCACTAAGGAGGGTATAGCCCTCCTTCTCAAAAGATTTTTTAACAAAACTATATGTTAATTTTTTTGACATTACTTATCAGTAGACCCAGAACCTCCAACCCTTGTAACATCGCTATTACAATTATCTGATTCAAGGAACTTTTTGAATATACCTTGCACTACCGCATCACCTTTATTAAATACCCTAGTTCTATCACCGAAGTTCCAAAGAAAAATACCTATATTACCATCATTTTTTACATTACTATAGTAATCACTATCAATAATTCCTACAATATTTTTAATCCTTATCTCATTTTTATTTGCAAGAGATGACCTAGGGTAAACCTCAAGTACTTCATCATCTAGCATATATGCTTTTACATCTGTCCAAATAAACGCACCTTCTCCAGGTAGAATTTCTACATCAGTGGGCAGAAAAAAATCGTACCCTGCTGATTTAGCAGTACCTCTCAACGGAAGTGTAACTTCTTCACATACTGAATAAGCCTTCAGGTAATCTTTTGCTACTACTTCAAATCCTCTAGTTCTTTTTACTTCTTTCATAATTAATTTTCCTTTTACGTCCAAGTTAATTGTATTTGTACCCTGGTAATCTGTATATACTTCTATAGTCTTTTTTTCTACTGAATTTTTAATACCTATAATCATATCGTCTATACAATAGCGCTTGATACCAAGACTTATGCCAGTTCCTGTCTGTATTTGCTTTAGAGTTACAAGAACGGCACACCGTAATTAAATTACTAGGCTTGCAGTTCTTTTTATTATAATCAATGTGGTGAATTGTTAGGTCGTTTTTATTCGATGAATTACAATATGGATTCAAACATTTATTATCATCCCTATTTCTTATATCCTGTTTGTATTCTTTGTCTTTCCAGGCTTCACAATAAGGTTCGAAGGATTTTCCACCTTGCCAATTAGGGTGCCCTGAACCACATCTAGTTATTGATAGGTTTATACCTTTACAGGTAGGGCACCTATAACCAGTTCTCCAATTACCCCAAGTAATACTATGTCCGTGCCCTTCAGAACAAACATACTCAAGTTTAATATGTGCATTTTCATACTTTTTACTTAATAAGATATAACCTTCTTTTTTAAACTCCTCTTTTATATATTCAATTGTTTTTTTATTATTACCAACACAATAAGGACATCTACAACCTGATACCCAATCCCTATAAGTGATACTATGAGAGTGCTTATTAGGACATATGTAATCAAGTTTAGTACTGCTATTTTTATACTCCTCACTCAGAAGAATGTACCCCTCTTTTTCTAAAGAATTCCTAACTGTATCAAAACTCGGCTTCAAGTTACCATGACAGTAGTAACAACGGTTTCCCGAAGCCCAATCATCCCATCTTATTGAGTGTTTATGCCCTTTAGGACAAATATATTCTAGTTTTTGTTTATTATTTTTATAAACAGTAGTTAATAAAGTGTACCCTTCATTATAGAAAGCCTCTCTTATCTTATCTAATGACAGTTTTCTCTTATCGAAGTTACAAAACCTACACCTATGTCCTAATAACCAATTACCCCAAGTAATACTATGATAATGACCTCTGGGACACCTATAATCAAGTTTGTTGGTATACCCCTCGTATTCAGTACTAAGTAAGGTGTATCCTTCTTTTTTAAAATACTCTTTAATGAGTGTAATATTGTACTTCTTATTAGCCATACTATTCCTGGGGTGCACCACATTTAGCACACACTAATTTAGTCCCATAATGGGCATCATTTACAAACTCCATATCACAACACCCACATTCTTCACCATCAATTTTATTTTCACAAGATCCTTTTAACCAGCAAGGACCTAAAAGCGCATCAGTCTCCATAGTAATTTTACTAAAGTATTTACCAAAACCATCTATTAAAGAATTAGCTACAAGTTCTCTTACAGCATCTACTTGATCATTTCTTACCTCTACAACTACTTCATCATGTACTGTTAATAAAAGTTTTGCATCATAATCACTAGCTTCTAACCTATTCACCGTCAAAATCATCGCTTCTTTAACAGTGTCGGCATTCGCACCTTGCACCCCTGCGTTTTTAGCCGCTCTTTCAACTGCACGTTGTTTAGTTACCCTATCTGGATGTCCATATGGGGGTATATTATAATATCTTTTTCTCCCACTTATAGTCTGCGAAAAACCATTTTTAACTGCACCCCGTGCCGCGTGCTCTAAATAAGTTTTAACCCCACTATACCGTTCAAAATAAGTATTAATCATATTATCTGCTTCTTTTTCTTTTATTTTAAGTCTAGCTGCCAATCCATATTTTGATAGCCCATAACAATTATGAACTACAAACCCATTGGCTGAAAAATACGGGTGCTCATTTACTGATATATCATATACTTTAGCAATACCAACCCTTTTAATGCTTTTAATATCTAAAGGAATAATATTATTGGAGTAAATAAAATCTAAAAATTTATCTAATTTGTGCAGTCTTTTAATACATATATTTCCTATAGCATTATTAGTGTATTTACTACAATTATATAGTGTATCATAATAAACCCTGTTAGACTTTAAATCACTAGGGATAGATTTAATCATTTTATTTAATATCTTAGATTGATTACGTAATGAATAAGAAGACTCGTTATATTTACTTTTTACTTTATATTTATTATTTTTGTAAGCCGTTACAAAACCGATATCGTTAATAAATTTTTGCCTAAACTTATTGGTAATTATGTCTAATGTATAATATAACTCTCCCGGATAATTTTTTCTTGTTTCTTTTAAAATAGAAGAAACATAACCAAAATTTAAAAACATTAATTGGATATCCTTTATAAGGGCTATAGATTTACTACTGTATTGAATTTTTACTGTATTACCATTTTTCTTTATAGTACCATCACCCTCCATTAACCAACGTAAAAACATTACTTGCACATCTTTTTTACTACATTTTACACACTCCGGTACACATACTGAATCTGTTTTTAATTTCTCAGAGTACTTAAAAATACTATACAACCATTCACAAAATAATACTGAGTTAATACTATATTGTATTTTTTCAGCACTACTCACTCTTGAAAATCTAGTACTAAACAATTTAACAAATAGTTTATCTATATTTTGTATGAATTCTGAAGACGCTTTTTTAGAAAAACAAAAAGACACTAAACTATATTTATCCCTACCTCTAACTTTTATTAAAGAACCTTCTGAAACAAACAGCCCTAAGAAGGCCGCCCAATCTTTAGTTAGGTATTTAGGTAAATTAAAGTGCTTATAATTCGTATTTTTTTGCACATCAAATTTATCATACTTATATAAACTATTATTAAATAAATTAGAATTATTTTTTATACAAAGTTGCTCTGTACTAATATCAATATCTTTTAATTTTTTATCTACATAGTTCCCCTCCTTATCAATAACCTTCATTACATGATCTAAGGTAGTTTTTAATGTATATCCAAATTGGGTTTCAATTTCGAATACTTCTTTTTTGCCCATATATCTATGAGCTTTTACACTATTAGACCCTTTATCGTGAGATACCACATCACCTATTTCTACGTCTTTAATTGCTTTAATCCCACTATCCGTGATAATCTCAGTATCTCCATGAATACAAAGACCAAAATTAATTGCTTTAGCCTTACTTCTACTATCATGCTTAACTTCCTCTATAGGAATACTAAATACTTCAGAAGCAGTTCTAGTATGTAAGTCGATCCCATGAGCATAACACTCAATAAAAACAGGATCTTCTGAAAGATTACCAAGAATCCTAAGCTCGGCACCAGACATATCTGCAGTAACTAAACTATACCCTGGCTTAGCGATAAAACAACTTCTAAATCTTTGTTTCTTTGGTATATTCTGTAAATTTGGAGCACTAGAACTCATACGCCCAGTTTGTACCATCTGCCTAAAACGAGTATGAAGTCTACCAGTTAAAGGATGAATCTTTTCTAGCAACGTTTCACCGTACGTAGACATTAATTTATTAAGTTTTCTATAAGAAAGAATTTTTTCAATAATAGGGATATCTTTATACTTTTCTAGTGAGCTGGCAGAAGTACTATCTAGTTTTACCCCTTGAGTTCTTAGTGCTTTTAATAATTGGGAAGGGCTATCTATATTAACAACAGGTATACCAAATAATATATTTTGTCCATGGTCAGTAGATAATAACTGATTGATGTCTTCTTGAGCCTCATCACGTTCTTGCTCAATATCTTTCATCATTATTCGCCACTTATCTATATCTAATGTTATCCCATTTAACTCCATCTCACACATTGGTTTAGTAAACTCAAACTCTAATCTACAAACATTATCAAATCCTTCCGCGTGTATACGAGGTAATTGTAATTCTCTAATTAAAGCAAGAATCGCAACATCATTAGCAGCGTATTCAATCTGGTAAGGTTTAAACACCTGATTATAATCCTGAAAAGTTCCGCCAGGCTCTTTAGCCATAGAAAGACCTAAATATTTTTTAACTAGGTCCTTCAAACTAGCTCCCTTCGCATTAACTCCTAAATTAAATAACTGCTCTACCAGCATAGTATCATAAATATTCTCAAGATAGTACCCAGCGTGTACCTTTAACATTTTCATATCAAATACAGCATTCTGTAATAATTTAAGTATCTTAGGATTATTAAGAACTGGTGCCAATTGGTCAAGATGTACAGTTGAATGTTCTGTGTCACTTCTCACATCAAAAACAAATGACTTATTTGGAATACCTATTTGTACTAAAACAATCTTCTTTGTATAAGGGTCAAAACCTGTTGTTTCTGTATCTACCTCTATCATAGGATGTCTAAGAATCTCAGCTATTACTGAGGCTACATCCTCTGCCCTAGTAATATAAGCAAAGTTCGGCTTAGGTAGAAAAAATTCTTCTACATCAAAAGTACTCATAAGTTATCCTCTCATTATTTTAGTTATCTTGTAGAAATAATTCACTAAGATATGGTGTGCAGGTTTTCCTGTATAAAGTATAGGAGTTGTGATTACATCTAAAACAGCAGAAAGCTTGTCGCCCTCAGTAGTAGTCTTGCACCACTTTAAACGGGCAGTAAAAAATCCAGCAGTAGCAATTCTAATTTGTTCTTCTGGAATACTTTTTAACTTTGTTAATATGGCGACAGCATCTTTAAATTTTCTACCATAAAGGCACTTACCTATTTCCATTATATTAGGATGCTCTTCGTCCAAAGCGTGATTCTCTAGTATAAGCTTCACATTTTCAAGCTCCCAACTTTCTTCGTCAATTACCTTTTTTAAATTAGCAATTGCCTCTCTTGGGACACCTTTAGCTGTAGCAACTATGTACTCCACAATATCAAGCTTATAAGTAATACCCTCAAAATCACAAATATTAATGAGGGCACCTCTAATTAAATCATCTGTCATATACCCAAAATGCATATTAATATTTCTGCCTGTGAACTCAACTAAAAGTTTTTCAGGTTTATTAGTACAAAAAATAAAATACACATGGCTAAATCCATCTTCAATTTTCTTAAGTAATAAATCCTGAGCAGCAGTAGTAAGTTTATGTGCCTCATCAAAAATTAAAACTTTATTTCTACTCATAACAGGACTATATGAAAGATCTTGTGTTATCTTGTCTACTGAATCCTTACCCCCAGCCTCACCCACATTAATTTCAAGTACGTCAAAACTAGCGTGGTTTAATATACTCACACAACTGTCGCAAGTTAAACACGGCTCGGCTGTTGAACCTTCTTTTATTGACTCACAATTTAATCCAAGAGCAACTACTCTAGCGGCAGTAGTTTTCCCACACCCTGAAGGACCAGTAAGTAATAAATTATGCGGTGTAGTCCCCTTAGTAAGATTATTTTTAATAATTTTTTTATTTATTTCTTGCCCGATAACTTCATCTATTGTGCAAGGTCTATAAATAGTAATTAAATCGTTTGCTCCACTTTCTGTCATTCTTCTAATTAACATTATTACTCCTTTTATTTCTTGGTCATAAGGTTAATATAATATAATACATAAAACTAATTTGTCAAGTTATTTTACATTAACCTCAGTCTTCTATCTATTTCAGGAGTTAATAAATGGAGCACATCAGATAATACACCCTTACCTTCTGAACAGTTTATCATTTCACTATTATCAACTTTAAATAATCCTTTAGGAGCACTAATAGTATAACAGCTAGCTTCAGCTAAATTCATACATTCTATATCAGATAACTTACTTCCAATGTACAGTAAGTCCTCAGGCTGCATATTATATCTTGGTAATATATTACTTGTTAAAATCTTACGTTTCGAATCTCTAGATTTTACGTAGAAGAAAGGAATACTCCTTTTCTGCATAACCCCTAAAGATATATTAGGGTCGGTAGAAAGAAAAACAAAAGTAAATACCTTTTTTAACTCATTAATAGCCTCAAAGTCCCTTTCGCAGTAATTTTTAAACAATACATTATTTAAATTATCCAAAGCTAATACACCATCAGTTATAATCCCGTCTACCTCACTAACTATTATATCTATTTTAGTTAAATCCATTATATTTAATCTCCAATATTATACTTTTCTTTAACCCTTCTAAGTTTTAAGAGTACCTCTTCTTTTTCTCTATTAATACGTGCTGAATACTCTCTTAAAACAACTCCAGCCCGTAGGCTTAATTCTTTGGTCTTTTGTAATTTTTTAAGCTGTTCATCTGTATAACCATATTTATTTTTGCCCATAGTTTACCTCTTCTTTATTCCTGTAGGACTAACTTCCTTCAAACGTCTACCGCATTTATTACAATTTACTCTCTTTTGAAAACCATCAATTACTTCTTTACCACAACTACTACATACGTAATTTACTTCCAAATTTTCGTAAACCAATTGATTCATTTTTAAAAACTCTTTTTGTTCTTTTAATTGCGTCATTAATTCTGAAATTTTAAAATCAATATCAGGGATAATAGTTGCTAGTGTTCTATCACAAAGAGACGAAGTCTCAATAGGTATAACTTTAATATTTAAATCATAAACTTTTGAAATCATTTTTACCAACTCATATTTTGATACAGAAGATGGTGAGTAAATATGTCTTACACCGCACCAAAATAAATCATGTTTAATTATTTTTTCACATATTTTCGCAAACTGAAGACAAGTAATCCCATTCCAATAATGATTAGTAAAACCATTTACTTTTTTATTTTTGTTTGACTTTACCCATTCTAATAAAGAAAGTTTATTATTTATCTCTTCCCCTAGGATTGATGTACGTATTACAGTAGAATTAAGAGGCTCACCTAATGATTTTGACTTACCATAGTCATCTAAAGAAGTATGATCCGAAACTTCTGTGTAACTCCCTTCTGAGCCATCAAACACACAATCTGATGTAGGATGAATTAACTTAGCTTCCCTATTGTAACAAAACTCTTGTACCTTCAAAGGAAATGCAGTATTAATTATAGAAAATTGTTGTTGACTAGTATTACCCCTCTGCGGAATCCTTCCTATACAATTTATAACTACATCACCACTTTTAACATCCAGTTCATATAAACTATTGTCATCAGCCCTCAAAGTTTGTCTCGTTGTGCCGATGGTATTAAAGTTTTTTTTCAAATAGGTATATACATATCTTCCTAACATACCGTTTTTACCTAAAACTATAATTTTCATACTAAAAATCCCCCATTATTAAGCAACTTCGTTAAGTATTCTTGGGACTGTACATCGTCAGAAGAAGAAAAACTATCAAAAAGCACTTTAGGTTTTGAGCTTAAATGACTATAGTCTCTACCCATATCAAGCTCTGGCAACATAATGTAATAATCCTCATTAAACACATGTGCTCTATGCGACTCATGCTCAGAAATTAAAACCTCGTGTTTCTTTTCTCCTTCACGTAAACCTATTATATCTATTGAAGTATGTTCATTACCGTAATGATTTATTAACACTTTAGCTAAATCACCGATATAGAACCTAGGCATATTCATTACAAACGTCTCTCCACCCACACTATTTTCTGTGGCCTGAAATAATAAAGTTATAGCCTCAGGCAGTGTAAGAAAAAATCTTGTCATGTCAGCATCTGTGACTGTTATTTTATTAAACTGTTTTATCTGATCTATAAACAAAGGTACTACACTTCCATTAGACCCAAGCACATTACCACCTCTAATGCACACGAAGTCTGTATCTTTAGATAATGTGTTGGCATGAATGATTAATTTTTCTCCTACGGCTTTTGTGAAACCATAGGTGTTGGTTGGGGCTACAGCCTTATCTGTACTAACATCAATGACCTTCTTTATCTTATGTTTAATAGCTGAATTTATCACATTTATTGTACCAGTTATATTAGTTTTTATAGCTTCCTGTGGCTGATTTTCACATACAGGTACATGTTTTAGGGCTGCACAATTATGTGTAGCATAACCATACACATTGTAGGTATGATCTCCAGATACACTTAAATTATATACTACGACCTTTTTCTTTTTTTTACTTACGCTTTTGACAAGATAAAAAATATAATCATCAGTTATAAAATGTTTATAACTATTGGTTGAGCCATCAACATAAAAATTTTTATTTTTATTACTACTACCTATAGAAATTTGATAAGTTTGTTTAAGATTTTCTTTTTTAACAGTTCTTCCACCTATAATTAAATCTTTTTTCGCTCTTGGTAATTTCATAAACCCTGTAGGAATATTAATCATGCCAAACAATAATCTTAATTGATATGCCAAATTTTCAGATACTGTAGACATTTTACCATTAGAATAACACCCATCACCACAGAAGTACCCTAGCAATAACTGTTCAATTTTATTCATATCTTTTAATTTAAAAACCCACGATGGAATTATTTTATTTTCTGCCCCTTTACCAAACTCTTCAAATTTTTTTACTATGTCTTTACCACACACCGTAATGGTACAAGAATTGTGATTAGTGTAGTAACGACTTCCTTTTTTTCCAAAATTTTCCAATAAAATATTTTCAACATCAGTAAGATAATCATCTTCTTTACTGTTAAAAGTAAATCTAACCGCATATTTACGTAAGTCTCCTTCCGCAAGGTAATATCCGAACAACCTCATCATTGCACTGTTATATTTTGTGTCTTCAGAATTTATTCTTACCTTTGGTATCGCAATATAATCACCTTTTTGTATTTCACCTGCCTTAATCCACTCAGCGCTATCTTTTTTATAATGTTCTGGGCATTCTCCCTTTAATTTATTATTACATGCAGGAGAACACGCAGTTCTATATGATTTTGGACACTGTTTAGAAGGTTTCCATACAAAATGTGTATGATCACTTGTAGATGTTATAGGAATATTAGAAAAATAAGAAGCAACATCTACCATCTCTTCATCAATTTTACGACTTATTAAGTTTTCAACTTTATTTAGTCGCCCATCAGATGAAAAAACATAATCATTTATTTTAACATCCTCTATATTTTTAACTTCATTTTCACAAACAACTTTAGTTTTAACTGGAAAACAATGATACACATAATCTATACCCATACTAAATAATCTATCAATAGCTTCTGCATCTCTAACATCTCCTATTATAAACTTAAGTCTATCATCATTGAACTTTCTATCAGTAGTCACTTGAGCTAATTCCCCTCTTGACAATAATATAATCATCTTTGGATCTTTGTCAAGCAACTGCTTTGTTAATTCATGAGCCCATGAACCTGTCCCACCTGTAATCAATATTGTTTTATCTTTAAACATTGTATACTCCTACAAAATAATTATCCAAACCAGTTAAACCAGTAATTCTATTCCATCCTATAAAATCGTCTGTAACCCAAAGAGATTTATGATGATCGTACTCATTTTTATAACACCACAACTTAGGATTATTTACATTTATTGAATTATCCGTCCACCATAATGGTGTCAATAATATAATATTTCTACATGTAATATTTTTTGCTTGTTCTAATATAATACATCCCCGCTCTTTGTCAAGGTGCTCTATAAAATCTATCATTAATACGACATCAAAACTATTTTTCAAAAAAGGTAAATCTTTTTCTGTTAAATCTAATAAAATATCAGGATTAACCTTGTCCCAAGCATCTAACGTAATTACTTTATTACATACTAAATCAGAAGAACGTCGCTTGTCTCCACATCCTACATCAATAACATTATCTTCCTTCTGTACATAAGCCTTAATCAAATCATTTATATTCATAGTTTATTCTCCTATAAAACTATTTTTAACTTTATAATTAGATGATTTTACACACTCATCGTACAACCTTCTATTAGTAGCTTCCTTACTAGGTATAGCGTTATGCTTATGAAATTGGTGAATACAAAAAGGACTCTCTATAAATTTAATGTCCATATTCTTTTTACTAACCCTAGCAGCAAACTCAGTGTCATCGTAACCATAACCATTAGCGAACCGTTCATCAAATCCTCCTAGGTCTAGTAAGTCTTTAGTAGGTATGGATGTAAGAAAATTATAATGTGCTGGCCTATAAATAGGATGTATAAACCAAGAATTATCTTTACCCACCTCAATAGTACTTTTAGCACGTAGTTTTACAACTATATTATCCACATCTAATTTGTTCGAAGCCTCTTCACTTAATGAATAGCAACAAAATACAAGGTATTGATTATCCTTAGAATTATTGTTAACAAAAGATAAAACGTCACCAACATGTAAGCATTCTGGTGCTTGTATTATTACTATATCCCCTCTAATTAAACTAAATCCCATGTTGAATGGTATACAAGGATTTATATGGTGCTTATCTTCAGGTTCTATTCTTACTAATTTAACGAAACTAAATTCATCAGCAAAGTCTTCTATACGTTGGGAAGGTTCACTCGCATCATCCACTATTATATATTCAAAATCCTTATATACTGACTGCTTCATAGTTTTCAAAGTCTTTAATAAAACCTCTTTACGATTATGATAAGCAGACACTATTGATATTTTTGTCATATTAATTAAACACCTTATATAAAATTTTTTCAAACTGATCTACTCTATTCATTACACTGTGGTTCTCATGAACAAACCTCAGGCCCTCTTCTCTAACATCCATATTAGTTATTTGGATTTTTTAAACACTCATCCACTACACTCAAAACATTCTCTTTTGTTATTGGTATATAATGTTTATGAGCAAGCATTCCAGATAGTTTAAAATCTTCCGTCTCTTCGGCAAATAATAAAGACCCTGTTGCAGGTATTTCAAAATATTTTGCTAGTACATACTTAAATATAGAGGCTGTGGCTATACCACAGTAGTAAGAATGTAATAAATTAGAATAAGAATCACCCTGGTATTGTGGCGGTCTGTAATCAATAGTACTATGTTTCTTATTAACTATAAACTGTCGAAAAGTATATACTTCTTTATTGAGGGACCCAGACAACAAACACTTCATTATAGGCTTTTCATTTAACTTAAAATTAATATATCTTTCATGTGGAGAAAAAAAATGCAACATAGTTTCATTTTTTGCTAGAAATTGAGGGTACATCTGCTTAAAATACTCAGCTGTCTGCGATAGTATAATATCACACCTATTAAATACTTTTATTTTATTTACTAGACAGTCTTTATTACCATAACATTGTAAATCTCCTGACCACATTATTAATTTTATACGCTTATTAAGTTCTAAAAGTCCAGGTATCAACCCTGGTCTATTATGATAAGGAACTGCCCACATCAAGACCACATCAGTATCATCATCTACGTAAACCTTATTAGCAAATCTTATTTCAAAATTAAATCGTTTTTGTATTTCATACCATAAAGGAGCCATAACACTTAGCGTACTTTTATAGTCAGGTGTCCACAAATTCTCATAGAATTTAGGAATTATTATTACACCTTTCATATTATAACTCTCCTATTATTGTATAAAGAGAAGTTCGGTCATCTTTTACATACGGCTCTACGGTAACTTTTCCCTGACTACGTAATTCTCTAAACTCCTCTCTACTACTAGTGGTGTGTTGAAAATCTATAATATTTATTTTTCCATTACCAACTAAAATTTCTTCTATTTTAATATCATTATGACTAACCTCTATTCTATTTAAAGCATCAAGTATGTATTCAACCTGATCCTGCCAATCAATAGGTCTTGAATGTTTATTTATCTCCATCCCCATGTAATCCATTACTATTGAATTAGTGTTAAAACTAATTACTTTAGGCACCCTATCAAAATCTTTCATCTTGTTCAACCAAAAAACTTCTTTATTAACAAAGTCATAATGGCTATACTTATCATGTATAACTTTTTTAACAAAGACAGCTTTAACTTGAGAAGTAACTTGTAAAGATGCATCAAGGTAATATATTATAGACGTATTATTAGATCGCATTACAGATGTATAACCTCCTATCATGCTGTCCGGGATCATCCAAAGATTTAGCATAAATTAAATCAACATTAGTATAAATAGTTTTTATAACTTCTAACTGAGCGTCTTGATTTTCACCATTAAGTTCTATTAGTAGATGATTAGAAATTGATTTTATATAATTTAATACTTCTCTCCAATTTTTAATCCACATTATCATAGATAGAAAAAAACATATATCAATTTTTTCTGAAAGTACAAAATCACTTACGTTTGAAATGGGCCTATTGTCTAAGTCAAAGTTATAAAAATTAATATTATGTGTATCATTATAATCTCGTATAAGATTAGCAGTATTAATACAATTAAAATCTCGATCAATTCCTACACCGTAGCGTATAACTGGTGCCAGCTCATGTAACATTCCTCCAACATTGCAGCCTATATCTAACACGGTTTTATCTTTAAAATCAAATTTTACATCTACTAATCTCATTTGATTATCTCTTTGTCCCTTATACACTTCTCCCTTCAATTTCAAAGTATGGTAGCCAGCATCATATTTGGTACCACCATAAGGTTGTTTTGGGTTTTTAGCATGCATAGCCATCCTTAATACTTTTTCTTTTGTCATATCTCCTATTCTATAAGTCATTATATATACCCCTCCTGTTTTAATAGAGTAGTCATGCTACAATTTCTTTTAAATCCATTAGTATTAACATATTGCTTACTCTCTTTTCTTCCATTATACCAATGAACACACATAACATTATTATTTATACAACTTAAATCTACACCCCTGTAAAGCTTCTGTATCGTAACATTTGGTGGATGAATGTTATATGGGTAATAAGTCTCAAACCTAGTACCTATAACATTACCAAACTTATATAAAGAATCTAACGTAGGGTAATGAGTATTAAGCAGACTAGCCCCAAAAACTTCATGAGTATGCGGAGGTTTAACATTTTTAACAGCTTTAATCACAGACTGCAAATATACCGTATTCTTGGCGTGTATCATGATTCCTATACTATGCCCTCCACCTGTACCGTATATGAACGAAACAATATCAGTAACCTCTTCTATCGGGACATTACCATGGTATTCTATGTTACGAAAATGTTCCATAGGCTTTAACCAAAGAACATCAAAGTCAGACCACACACCCCCTATGGTATAAAGTATGTAATACCTAAATATATCAGACCTTAGTATACCATGAAGTGCTGATGATATACCATAATCATCTAAATCTATAGTTACTATATTCACATAGCCTAGTTTTTTTACTTCCTGAAAATAATCTTGGCCTGTATAATCGGGAATGTACCTAGCTTTCCCTTTGTAACCTTGTTTCGCAATGTAAACATTTATTTTCCATTCAGGATTATATTTATGAAATGAAACTACAGTAAGCATCTGTAGTTTTGACATTGGACTTCCGTCCCAATATAAGTGTAATTCGTGAGGTATAAGATCCATTATATCACTAGCTCCTCTAAAATCCCCTCTAAATCATACGTACGTTGTTCATGCACACACTCATAAAACCCTTTTCTATCTACCTCTTCTAATTTTTGGATAAGATATGTTTCTACTCTACCACTTAATTTTTTAGAAGACTCAATCATATGTGCAGGACGTTTATTAGTATTAAAGTCTTCCCGTTTAATAGTTTCAATAGATAATCTATCCATCATCTCACCAACACTGTATACTATATCATCACTCATCCAGTTCTCAAGAGAAGGAATTTCTTTAGATGTTCTCACATTATGAATAAATCTATTAATATTAGCCTTAGATGCTACACGATATTCACCCACACTGCGAGCCACCCACTCCATTGCCGCGATTGATTCATAACCCTTTGTACCAGATTTTCTAATATCAATCACAACAGCATTGGCAACATAACAACGGAAATTAGCATCGGCCAGTATATAAACGAACTCCATTATATTTTTTGTTTCTTCTGCCGAAAAATGATTACAAAAAATACCTTCTATGTGTTTAAAAAAATCTGTAAAATCTAAATCTTCTAATATCATTATCAACTGCCCCCTTTATTTCCCTAAAAGTATGTTTATTACTGTGTCTGATACATCGTCTTTTGTATAGTCCTCGGGAGGAACCCAAAAATATGTCCTATCTTTAATAACATTAAACACATTTACTATTTGAGCAGTATCTGTGCCTACTAAAATATTAGAGCCGCACTCTATTGTTTCTTGTCTTTCTGTACTCTCTCTAATAGTAATAGAGGGTACATTAAAAAGGCAAGCTTCTTCTTGGCAGGTGCCAGAGTCAGAAATAATAACTTTTGCACTTTGTTCTAGTTTTATAAAATCAAAGAAGCCAAAAGGCTCGGACATTAATACACCATCAGCCACAGTAATCTTAAATTTATCAATTTTATCTTTAGTTCTAGGATGCACAGAAAAAATTACTTTCATCTGCTTACTGATAATATTCAAAGCACTCACTATACCTAGTAACGACTCTTTATTGTCTACGTTCTCAGTTCTGTGTGCGGTCACAAGCACAAAATCCCTATACCCAAGACCTAGTTTATTAAGTATATCACTATTATCTATCTCATTAATATAACTCTGAATAACTTCATTAATAGGATTACCTATTTTAAACACAAAATTCTTATGGAAACCTTCAGCCAATAAGTTTTGTTTACTATTATCTGTGTATGGTAAATTGTACTTCGACACATGATCTATAATACGCCTATTAGTTTCTTCTGGAAGACGTTCATCATAGCATCTATTCCCCGCTTCCATATGATAGACAGGTATATTATATTTTTCTGCTATTATAGATAGTAAGCCAGAATTAGTGTCGCCTAACAATAATACCTTATCTGGTTTCTCTTTTAATAAAACTCGTTCAAATTGAATGATGGCACTGGATAAGAAGGTTCCAATAGAGTGCCCTTCGTTAGTAAAATAATAATCAGGCTTACGTATTTTTAGCTCATCAAAAAATTTACCACTCAAATTATAATCATAGTTCTGATTTGTGTAAATAAATATATGATCTACTACCCCATCCAACTTATTTATTAACACACTAAGGCGGATTAATTCTGGTCTTGTCCCCGCTACTGTTAAAATTTTCATATTAACTCCACATATGTTCTTGGTATAAATATTCTTTTGGCATTGACAAATTCAAGCTAACATAGTTAATTTTTCCACATTTTCTACATTTTTCTATGACCCTACATCCAGGGCAATTACCAATACCAAAACCTATTCTTTTTGTCATTTGTATTTTAATTTCCTTGTAGTCATGCCAACAGAATTTAAAAAAATTATTAATCATTACTTTATCCAATCCGCTGTCTCCCTTGACATACCTACCAAATTAAAATCTGTTATACGTTCAGTAGTATTCCATTTTAACGGAGTATAATGTGTGTCATGATGTAACACAGTACAACAAGTACCACCTAACCTACCATTATGCTGTGTTCTATTTATAAGGGGACGTAAAGCTTTATAACCATACTCTTTAAAAAACGCTTGTACTGACCAATCCCAACCCCAAGCTTTATAATATTTTTTAACTAGTGTAGTATCATTCCATGCTTTCTGAAAACAGCCCTCCCAACCTTCCTTAAATGTACACCAACCGAGCCCTTCAAAAAAAGGTACCTCTTCTAAAGCAGAGTAATCCTCACCTCTAGGGTTAAACCCAAACAGCCCATAGGACATAAATGTAGTAGGCTTATCTCTAAAATTATTATAATACCAATTAGCTAAATCAATAGCATCAGGAGCTAATAAAAAATCATCCTCTAAATGAACATTAAATGTAGACCCTGCTGCAAAGGCAGAACTCAGCACATTAAACATATTATCAATAGCACCTTGATGATCGTTTCTACCAATGGAGTTTTTTTTATACAAAATATTTAAAGCTAATTTAGACTCTTTTAATATTTTAATACATTCCGGAGAATTTTCGGCGCTACAAAAAATTGTATAATCATCCAGCTTTTGTTTTTCTAAACATATTAAAAACTCTTTCAAGTAATTTGGTCTATATCCAACAGGAAAAGTTATAGTTTTCATATTTTTATCCTTATTTTTTTATATTTATCAATTATATCCGTAGCGTAAATACACTTTTTCAGCCCCACTAAATTAGCCTTTATAGGATCAGTTAATAAGGGTTGAACTGCCAGCCAAGGCATCAGTCCGAGAATAAATACCTCATTACATAATAAATCATGTACATAAATAAACGCTGTTAGTGCCTCTAGCTCCTTATTTTTAAACAATGAGTCTTCTCCATACTTATTATGGAGATTGGATTTTTGATAAGTCCAAGAAGGGTTGTCATTACCTGTATAAATTAAAGTAGATTTACTGCATGTTTTTATATGTATGCCAGGAAAAGTACTTTTTGGGTATGGTAAGTCACAAGACCAACTTTTCTTACCAACAGGAAGCACTGTTAAATCAGGAGCCGCACTTGGATAGCCGAGCTTTTTTTCCAAATATTCGGCCACAATAAACTCTCCAACTTTACCAATTACAATATCGTGGTGTGCTTTTAACGCTCTTCTTTCATTTTTATAATAAGTTTTACTTTGTAAACTCGCACTGGCAAACCTACGTGATTTTTCTACATAGTCATTAAATTTTAATTTATCTACCGTATATGGGTCTAAAAATAATACAGTGTTATCGCTATAACAATACATAATTCCCTTAAAAATTACTTATAAGTAGTTCTGTTTTAAAATTACGGGCTGTGTTTATAGAGTAATTTATATTATTAATAATTTCTATATTTGCCCAACCCATATACAACGAACTTATTTCTTCACAATTATCGTAAGACAAGGTCCAAAAATGCTTAGTGTTTTTTAAAGAGTCAGCCAATCTTATATGATCTTGATAATTAAACCCACACTGATATAACTCTTGCCCCTTAACAAAATAAGGTGGGTCTAAGTACAACAAAGCAGTAACTTCGTCATCAGTAATCAACTCAGAAAAATCCAAAGACGAACATTTTATATGTTTGTTTTTAAATAATGAATTTAATTTATTAATATTTTTAGATAAATGCCCTGGGGACCATCTACAATCTATTTTATATTTAGATTTCTGTTCTTTTCCGCCTAAAGGACCTCCGGATTTAGTTCCTAGTCCTGAAAAAGAAAGTTGATGAATAGTTAATTTCTTAAACCCATACAGTAACCTTTCTTCGTTGGTCAAGTCATTAAATTTTATATCTTCCAATAGTTGTTTCTTAGCAGTATAAAAATAATCCACAGAAGGGGTAAACTTCTGTATCAATTCTATTAACCCGATAGGGTTATTTATAACAGTAAACCACAAACAAGCTATCCCAAAATCAAAATCATTTATCCAAAAACTATTTATACCTGATATAGTGAGTAACTCAGTGGTAATTTTTCCACCACCTAAAAAAGGTTCCCTGTATTCAATTATTGTATCATCCTTGCTCAATCCTTCACATAACTTACTAAGTATCTGGTCCCTTAGTTTAGCTTTACCTCCTGGGTATCTAAAAAACGACATAAAATTAAATATCCTTTATTTCAGTAATAATTTTATCTGCTATAACTTCCCAAGAAAAATTCTCTTTAATATAATTCTTTAGGGTCATTCCTTTCTCTTTTGCTTTATTTTGATTTTCATATACATACTTCATTTTGTTAGCCCCGTCTAATACATCAGGCTCAGCCCATAACTGTGTTCCATCATACCACGGACTCCAAGGCATGCTATGTACGGGCGTCAACATATGGTTTACTAGATAACTATTGTCTTCTTTTGCATACTCTGTTGCGCCGCCAAATCCGGTAACTACGATTGGATTACCAGCAGCTCCAGCAGTAAAACTGGAGAGTCCAAAACCTTCACCCCTATCTAAAGACACATAACAATCACCCCTAGTATGTAAAGAGGTTATTTCATCCTCAGACAGCATATTACCAATAAGAACCATCTTAGGAAAATCAGACATAGGCATATTATACTTTAGAGATTTGATCATTCTAATCACACCTTCTTTTTGCTGATCCGAGTAGTCATTACCGTATGTTTTTAAAACCAGTACTACATCTTTATTACCATTAAATGCGTGGTAATAAGCCCTTATGAGTGCTTGAGGGCACTTTCGTTCAGTCCACTGACAGATATTATAAAAAACAAAATCAGTGTCTTTTACACCAGCAATTTTAAAAGAATCAAAAGAATCAAAAGCTTTAGTACTAATTCCGTGAGGAACTACCCCTATCGGAATAGTCACACCACTATCTTTAAATATCTCCCTATTCCACTCACAGCCTACTAATACTTTATCAACAGAATTATTTATAAAAGGCGTCCAATCAGAATGTAACTTAGTAGTCTCCCAAATTGTAAACCCACAATTTATTTTACCCACTTGTCTATACTTAGACCAAAATTCTGGAGTAGTGTGTATAAAATTAATATTATATAGAATTGAATTTTCAACTAAACTTTTTAATAGTTTACCATCTTCTCCTAAGTCTGGCTTGCTGTTTTCAAAAGAAATAGGATTGATAGTAATAGGCACACCGGCTTGGTGTAACGCTAGTATATTACCCCTACACGCTTTACCATAACCGCTTGAATCAAAAACCGGTCCTGTATATCTAATTCCTGTTATATCCATTTATACCTTCTCCTTCGTTATAAAATATGGATGGTCTACTTGAGCTAGTACTTGCTTACAAAATGAAGGCCATTCAGGCTCTTTATGTTTATATCGTTGGTGTACCATATGCTGTAAATTCATATAATTTAAATGAATAGTTCTTATGTACATATAACCAGATGGTAGATTACGTTTTAATTTAATTAAGTCAGCTCCTTCTTCAAGCAGTTCTTTATACCTATTTAAAATCACCTCATCTACTAAATGATCTATACCATTAGCTAGTTCTGATTTCTTTAACATATGCATAGTAGATGTTGATTGGACCGCTGCTATAGTAGTGTAAGTAGCTTGTTGCTGCCACCAATCGCAGGGGGCTTGGACAATAAGGTCTACATTCATAGCTCTAAGAAATTTATTATGTCCCATACCTTTAAAGGCCATTTTTTTAGCCCGCTCTAACATTTGATAATACAACTCATTATAATTACCAACACCGTCTAAAAAAATAGAGACGCCTTCATCCAAACCCTTTACTGTCTTATCAAAAGCTAACCCCATTCCTACCAGAGCAGACAAGAAATTACCTGATGATTCATGTAATTTTTTAACTTTAATCATATTGTCCTCCATAACCATCAGTTACACCGGACGGAACCTATGCAACTGATGGTGTTATTATTACTATATAATATAATACATTTTTCTAGTTTGTCAATCTAAAAAGTTTCAGCTGTTATAACCTTTCTGTCTATACCAATTTCATTGACCGCAGTAGGATTTTTAAGGTCTCTTACAGCCTTATCAAAAATACTAACCCAAGCTTTGGCTATCTTACCCTGCCAATTCAATTCCGACTTCACCCACCCATAGGCTGTCTCCGCTTTCGCCTCAGCTTCTACGTAATTGTTGTAAATATACACCATCTTCTTCGCCATATCTTCGACATCAACAAGCGGCCTAATAACTTCATTGTCATTTGGTAGAACAGTATGTAATCCAGGAGTAGTCCCACTATCAATTAGGTAGCCCTTATCTTCAGTAATGTATTCTCCCATAGCTGTATTATTAGGCATTAAAACAGGGGTCTTAGTAGCCATAGCCTCTACCCAAGAAAGACCAAAACCCTCCCCTAAAGTCGTACTAACAACAAGATCAGAGACATTGTATATTAAATTAACAATTTCTTTAGGATACCCTTGATTAGGCCCAAAATTCTCTGGAAAAACAACATCTTCTCCAACAACTAGACCATAGGACTTACAAACCTCATCCAGACTCCAACCCTGGTCTTTCATTGCCATATGTAGATATAAAATAGAAGTTGGCACTTCCTTTCTAAACTCCACAAATGCAGCTATAGTTCTAGGTATATCTTTTCTATGCTGATTTCGATTAACATTAGTAATAATAAATTTATCTGCGTGCTTACCAAAATACTGTGCCTTAAACTTTTTAATAATATCCTTAGGTAGAGGTTTAAAATCATCAATATTAGCGCCATGAGGCACTACTTGCATGTCTTGTACAGCAGGGTATACTTTCTTAGCCTCGTTAGCTCCAAACTTGGAATAAGCCACTAAGTAATCAACGGCATCCACATTTTTAATCCATTGCTCTTTAGGAACACCATCAATAGGAAAATAACAAATTGATTTAAAGGCTTTCCCACTCGCTATTAGGGCTGGTATAAGTTTAGGTAAAAAATCTAAAATAAAAGTATCCTGCAAACAAAACAAGATGTCATACTCCATTTGCTGGGCCATGCTTACAAATTTCTGTCTTCCGTATGGGTCCTTTTGTGTGTTAGTACCGGCTGGGAACTGGCGATAAGGGAAGGTATGCGGATCGCCCCAGTAGTTGATAGCAAATATATCGATATCATATCTTCCAGTTTTAAATAACGCTTCACAAATATTTCTAGACACAGATCCAAAACCTGTTGCACATGAGACTGCATCAGCATATACAAGTACTTTAGTTTTCTTATTTACTTTTTTGTTTTTTGCCATAATTTATTTTATTTCCTTTTTAATAATTATAATTATATCGTTTATTTAATACCGCCCGATACCAAGCTTTGTGCCAGTTTCTATCTTTATTGGCCTTAGAATTACACGAACGGCATACTGTAATTAAATTTGACGGACTACAATTCTTTTTATTATAATCAACATGATGTATTGTTAAATCATTTGGATTTTTAGAATTACAGTATGGGTTTAAACATTTATTTCCATCTCTATCACGAATGTCTTGTTTGTATTCTTGGTCTTTCCAAGCTTCACAGTAAGGTTCAAAGGATATTCCACCTTTCCAAGAGTTATTACCAGAACCAGATATCCTAATAGACCAACAAGTAGGACATCTATATCCAGTTTTCCAATCACTCCATGTAATATAATGCACATGACCAAAAGAACATCTATAACTCAACTTGGTTTTATTATTTACATAATTTTTACTCAGGAGGACATATCCCTCCTTTTCAAATTCATTTTTAATATAATATATATCGTGTCTAACATTTCCTGCACAATACTTGCACCTATATCCTTGCTTAAAATTACCAAACGTCATAGAAGTTTCATGACCATTAGGGCATACACACTCCAATTTAGTATTAATATTTACATACACATTAGATTTTAATATATAACCTTCTAATTTAAAAGCAAGTTTAACATCTTCTATAGTAGATTTCCCTTGTCCAGTACAATAAGGGCATCTATGTCCTGTTGACCAATTAAACCAAGTAGTACCGTGTTCGTGCCCATTTGGGCAAGTATAATTAAGTTTTTGTCTATTATTTATATACTCTTCACTAAGTAAAGTGTACCCCTCATCTTCAAAAGATTTTTTTATAAATTCTATATGTAATTTTATATTTCCAGCACACGAAGGGCATCTATGATTTGCTGACCAATTTTGCCATGTAATATTATGACGATGACCCTCAGGACAAATATATTTCAGCTTTGTTTTCGAATTAACATACTCACTACTTAATAATTCATAACCCTCCTTCTCAAAACTTCCCTTAACAAATTCATAGGTTAACTTTTTTGGCATACCTTATACCTACTTTTTAATTGCTTTAGTTGCCAAAAAAGGCATAGTGAAATTAGTTACAGCACCTTCTTCTATCTTTTCTCTAGCTCTAGGATTTTTTGAACAATAATTATCTACATCTTTTTTCTTAAGATTAACCATTTCCACAAACTCCTCAGCTGATGTATTCTCCTGCACCACCTTAGGGTCGTAATTAACTCTAGCGTTCTGTCTTATATAAACCTGCTTGTTCTCCCCATATAAATTAGTTCCAGCCTCCTTAATCTTTTCCATAATTACCATTGCAATTTCTCTTTTCCTTGTATCAAGAATCCTAGCTGTACTAGAAATCTGGTCGTACTCTTCAATTAATTGATCATTTGTAAGTTTAGCTGTAGGTAAAAATTCAAACTTTTTATTACTACAAGCCTTTTGATATTTATCGCAGTAATCCCGAAAATCACACCAAGGACAAAAAATATTCAAAGAAGCTACAGCATCCTTTTCTTTTATATTACACATCTCATCATACACAGTAACTAAATAATTATTAGTCTCATTACGTTGCTCATCTGTACGATAACTAAATACTGGAGAAGATCTCAACATATCTAGACAAAGTATTATCCTCTCATACTTAGGCCATAGTTTATGCGCTACTAAATCATATAAAGATAACTGCAAATCATCCTGTAATTGATCTGGAGTAGGGGCAGTTTTAGATGTTTTATAATCCACAATCATAAGTGTTTCATCATCTAGCTTAACTACTTTATCCATAGCACCAATCAAAGGCACACCCATATCTGTCTCTAGATCTGGCCACCTACTATCTGCAAAACCAAAAGTCTCCTCTAAACTAATAATCTCTCTACCTAAAGCAAAATCCTCTACTCTATTTTTTACGAGTGCTTTACCCTCAACATGTACTTGCATCGATTCAATGCCTTCCCTAACTGACACTTTATCGTACACATCATATATTTTTTTGTAATCACTTTCATCAAACTTCCCCTTCTCTGCCCAAATATGACCAGCAAATTCTAAAGCCTCATGACAAGTAGTACCCAACTTAAACGCTGGATTAGACAACTTTGGCATATGCTCAACATACTGAAACCAGTACTTCCTTTTACAGCGCATATATGAACTAACTCTTGTAGCACTTAATTTAATCGGTCTTGCCATATTTTATCCTTCCTTTTTTACTTCTTCAATGTGTGCGGCTAATTCGTAAGAAATAACTTGCAACATAAGCTTAGCGATGGCAGTTCTAAAAAGATCTGACACCTCATCAAATTCGTCCATACTTACAAAAAATTCCTTTTCTCCTGTAGTATCAGAAACTACTTTATATTTAGTAATAGCAAGACTAGAATCCATTTTATTCTCTCTCATTAACTGTTCTGTTGCTTGAATTACAAAATCTTTTGAGTCACCTGCCATTGTAATACCAGCCTCATTAAACATCCCTACAAAAACATCTAACATACTTGATTTCATATTTTCTACAGTAATATGCGCCTTAAAATCGTTTGTTAAAATCATACCCATAATCATACTCCTCCCTATATTTTTCAATTTGTAAAATCTCATCACAATAACAAAGTAATTGAGCTACGCTATCTGTTATATCATTCCAATCTTTAAACCTAATGTCTTGATTTCCAAAATTAATAAGGTCTTTTATTAAAACAAACAATAAATCCTTAGACTTAGCTTTAAAAAAAGCCTTTGGTTTAGTATTACTCATTATATAAGGGGCTTTATTACAATACTCAAACACGGTTTGCTCTGCTATGCCCCCAAATTTAGCTAAAAGTTTTGTAACTTTAGGGTTTAATCCCACAAATGTATCTTCAAGTACTATATCAGTAGGTTTATATTTTTTTAATACCTTTATTAGTTCTTTACGGAAATAAGTAAGTTTCTCTGTAAGTTCTGATTTCTTATTAGGAACAATTTTACCATACTTTAGAATATTATCATCAGTAGAAATAAAAGACCATCCTGTAGAAGTAGAAGACACATCTAGGCTCATTACTCGGCGTATTTTCATAGCTTCTTAAGCATCTCAAGCTCTTCCTCAGTTAGATTAGTCGTGTCTGGCCAAACAATTCTTACTTGTACCACAACATCCCCTCTTGGGCCACCAAAAATACCATTACCCCCAGCCCCAGATAGTAAAAGTTGCTTACCCTCTGGGGATCTAGCTGGAACTGTAATACTTAATTCCTTATCTCGTACATTAATACGCCCAGTACCACCACAGCTATCACAGGTATTTTTAGGAATTTGCCCTGTTCCCCTACACTTATTACACGGAACATGGGTAGACATAAACATACCATTAATTCGCTCTTGTTTTAAAAATATACCCTCTCCGTCACACTCTGAACACGTCTCAAACTCAGTAGCCCCCTTAGCGTTGCATTTAATACAAATATCTTGATAAGAAACCGTAAACGCCTCTTTGCCACCAAAAATAGAAGTATAAATACTAATAGGAACTACAACCCTTAAAGAGGCACCTTTTTGAGGAGCATTAGCTCTTCGTTGAAATCCACCAAAAGGATTATGCATACCAAATCCTTCGAAAGGGTTAAATCCACGAGATTGTTGTTGTTGATGTTTTTCTGGATTATTTAATACCTCGTACGCTTCTGAAATCTCTTTGAACTTTTCTTCAGCTTTATTGTCATCAGGATTTTTATCTGGATGGTACTTTAAAGCTAGTTTTCTATAAGCTTTTTTAATATCATCTTTAGAAGCCTCTAGAGACACTCCTAAAATATCATAATATTTTTTAAGATTCACAATCTATAATCCTCCATATTAAACCACACTCTTCACTAGAGCATTTAAATTCATTAGGCGCTACCTCATAAGCAGGGCTTCCACAAAATAAACATTTGTGTATCGTATCCACCATCTGCATTTCATTGCTTTCCATAATTATCTCCTATGGTTTAGTATCAATGATCTCCAATATACTACCAGGAATTTTTACAACATCTTCCCCAAGTTCAAGACCTACTGGAGTAAATACTTGATTAGCTTCTAAATCTGGGTACTGTTTAGTTGCGAGTAATACCTTAGTAACTGCAGGAAAATAAATAAAATCTTGAGAAAAATCAAACTCACCAGACTCATCAGGAAAAACCCCTGGCGCAATTTCATTATAGTCTCCTCTTACTGGAATTTCCAATTCGATCTGCCGTACCACTTTAAATTTACATGGTTTCATTGGAAAAAGTGATAAGGTGGGTACTCCTGTGTATACTTCAGTCATTAGTCTTCTCCTTTTATTATAATAAATGTGTCCACAAAAACTTCAGTCCAGTACTTTTTATCGGGTCCATTACAGTGCCTACACTTCCCATTAAAAGAACTCTCTTCGATATGTCCGTGCAATTTTATGTACGAATTTTTAGGTACTTCATCCAACGCATCGGCTAAATCATTCCAAGCTGCTATTTTTATATATTGATAAGTATTATCTGGCGTAGGTATAGCCAAACTTCCTTTAAATAAACTAGTATTGTATTGACCAACCTGCTGTAACTTAGGTCTTGTTATCTTACCTTGTAGAATTACAAAATTTTCACCTTGTGGCATTATTCGTCTCCTTTAATTAATCTTAATTATAGTATAATATAGTACATTTTATGGATTTGTCAAGTAAATCTTTAGGCTTTATTACACCTAAGTTCATAATACCCACAGCCAGGTAATTTATGCACCTTTTTATGGCACGTTTTACAAAGTGTGACGGTATTAGTTACATCATTGCCCAAACGTAGATTTTGGGCATATCCTTCAATATGATGACAGTGTAGTGGTGCATTTTCTTGACTAGCTCCGCAGATCTGACATCTCCAATTGTCTCGTTCAAAACACATTTGTCTAACTAAAGGGTTGACTTCACGAGATGTTACTTTTTTAAAACCTTTAGGGTACTTCTTTTGATTGTATATTGGGCAAGACGTTTTACAACTATCTGAACAATAAATAAACACATCACCAAGTTTAACACTATTCAATGCATTAATCCTGTGCCTTACTGCTATATTAGTAGGTATAAAATACTTACCACAATACTTACATTTAACTTCTAAAGAGATACCATCTTTAGAAAGTCTGGGTGATTCAGCTACTGTTAGCTTTTTACCATAAGTCTCATACACAGCCTTAGAAAGTCTATAGTCATCAGCCATTTTAATAATTTTTTCTTTATTAGCTTGATAATATTTCTTTTTATACTTGGTATAAACTTCTTTATTATTCTTATAATGTTGTTTAATACGAATAAGTATTTTTTCTTTGTTTTCTTGTCTATATATTTTTGACTGTAGAGCTATTGACCTCTTATTCCTTTCATAATAACGTTTACTATATTCCCTCATTTCTTCTCTTTTTTCTTTCCTGTCTTCTTTTCTACACTCTTTACATCTATTAGCAATACCAGAACTACGTGACTTATTTTTATTAAATTCATTTTCATCCTTATGAATTTTACACTTCGAACATCTTTTTCTCATTCAAACGGTTTTCCTCCTCATATAACTCTCTAGGTAGTAAAATATTTGTTCATCAGTTAAATCGGCTGGATCAAGCCCTTTGCCTTGTTTATCTACCTCTGTTATTATTTCTGCATATATAGGTAACTTACCTTCTAGTAGATCTATAGACCGCCCAATAGCGGAAACCCCAGCCACATCACCATCATAAAATAAAGCTACCCCTTTATGCGCGTATGAACATAATAAATCAGCTTGTCCTGTGGTTATACCTGCGCCCATACAAGCCACTACATTCTTAATACCTAAACTATACAGTCTCCAAACACTCTTAAACCCCTCCACTATAATAATAGGCACCTCTGCCCCAAGCTCTTTAATATTATGTAAGTTATAAAGCACGGTATTTTTGTCGAATCCTGGAGTAAGTTTATATTTTTGGTCTGTATTGATAGGGTTAGCCCGTATATCTCTTAAACTATACGCGACTAATAAACTCTTATCATCTCTAATAGGTATAATATCTCTTACAAGCCCATCACGATCAGTATACCCACCAGCTATTTCAAAAAAATCTAGAGTGTCTACACTAAATCCATCCTCTATAAAAAAAGAAGATCTGTATGGTTTATAATATTTTAATTTAATCTCATCTACTACAGAAGGGCGCTCAGTTGAATTACCGTAAGTATTAATAAAATCTTTTCTTTCTTTTTGTTCTTTAAATCGTATCAAATCAGTTTTATTAATGCTTTTACTACCAGTTAAATCCTCTAAATAATCTAATGCGTCCATAAACCCGCAGTCATTTACTGATCTTACTAAACCAAACATATCATTTCCATAAGCCTTCTGACACCCGTGAGTGAAACAAACCCAAGTTTTTAAATCCTTATTAAGTCTAAAACTAGTAGTATTATCACCACCATGTATTATACAAGCGGCTCTTAATTCCTTAGAAGTTTCTCTCGCAACTGTAAATCCAAGCTGACTAACTAGATAAGCTGGATCAATTAATTGTTTAACTGTGGCTACTCTGTCTTTAAAACTACTGTCTTTAGGAAAGCTCATCTAGTACCTCCGTATTATACCTAGCCTCATCAGCATCTTCATGGTTGGTTACCTCATCCCCTGAAGTTATAAAGTATTGATCTGGTGCTTTAACTTCTCTAATATCTAGATGCTGTTTAAAAAACCAGTAACCTATACCTTCTGGACCAGTACTTCCACCTCGTCTAGTATCTTTAATGGTAAGCTTATAGTTACCACACTCAAGCCCACCCATCTTACGCTCTTCTTCTGTACGCGCGCCCCATAAAGCAATAACATCACCAAAACGCGCTATTCTATCACTATCGGCAATATCATTTTGCCTATTGAGCTGTACCGCAGTCAGTGCAGGTATATCCAGAGAACCCGCTAAATCCTTAAGTTTTGTAGTAATATCACCAAGTAACTGATGTTCTTTCCTATTACCATCAGTCGTAGATAAATCAGGTTCTTTAATGTAGTCAAATACAATTAATCCAATGTTTTCTTTAATTTTCATTTTTTTACACATAGCCACTACCTTATCTACACTATACCCTGGCATATACATATGAAATAATTTACCATTAGCAGTCAAATTTTGAGCATATTTCATCTTAGAATACTGCTCAGGGTTCCATCCTCCGTGCTTAACGTCTCTTTCTTTAACACCAGACAGTTTAGATAAAGCCCTAGTTCGCCATTCACTAAAAGTTAACTCAGTATCAATATATAAAACAGGTACATGCTCATTGAACGCGGCGTGAATGGCTATATTAGTTAGATAAGCACTCTTACCCATCTTCTTTCTTGCTGCTATTACAGTTAAAGTTCCTGGTATTAATCCATCTATTTGTCTGTCTAAAATAGGAAATCCCGAAGATAAGCCGGTCATAGTTATTTTTGAATTAAGCCTATCCTCCATAAATTTATCTAAACCATTACCTAAATCTACAGGGTCTCCATTATTTTTAAAGCCAGTGGTCATATCTAACATACTTGTTTCTACATGACCAATCAAATCATTTCCAGAGACGCCGTCTTTAGCATTACCCTCTACTAAAGTTATATGCTGTTTAAGAGCTACGTATAACTTAAATTTAGTACTTGCCTCGGTAATATTATCTAAATACACATTAAAATTGGAATCCGAAGTAACAATATTTCCTATGGATTGCAGATATCCGACACCACCTAGCATGTCTAGAACTTCGTTATTCTGAGCTTGGGTAATGACCATTGCCAAATCAATAGAAGTTATCCCCCTGTTAACTAAATCCTTCATCAAAGCAAATAATAACTGATGCGGTTCAGAAAGAAAATCAAACTCATTTATTTTAGACGAAAGATCATAAAAATAGTCTACACTTTTAAAACAGTATGATAGTACAATCCTTTCATCCGCCGGTCTACAAAATTTATTTTTTATTTCGTCTATATTCAATATTATTTCCTCTCTGCTCTTATAGCGTATAATTCGTTCTCTCTTCTTGTCAATTCTCTTTTAAATGTAGCAATATACTCACTTATCGTTTTATCAATTCCATCTAATTTTATTAACTCTAACTTTAATTCGTCTATTTGATCATTTAGCCTAGATAAATCCACATTAGTACTAATAAGATAGTCTGTAGCGGCAGATTTAGTCTTATATTGTTTTAGTACTTCTTTGTCGAGAACTATAGCTATAGAGGACTCAAAGAGTTTATTTTTTTTAGCAATTTCAGCTTTAGTTTGATTTTGTTCAGACTTAAAATAAATTAAAAACTGAGCTAGTGCAATTGAGTACATACTAATAGTTGCCCCATCTAGATTATTAAGACTTCTAGGGTTAAAATTCCAAATCTCATCAACAAGGGTGTTATTTATTTTTATATTTTGAAAGGATGTTATTGCTTGGTCCATACTACCTCCTATGATGCTTTATCATCACCATCTATTCTTTCTTCGTATGATCTGTGGTCATGTTTACCAGTGCAATAATAGTCCCATTCCACTACTTTATTAGTTTTAGGATCAATTACAGGGCAGTAATGATTCTCCATTGGTACCGCTACCCCGTTCACATAATCAGCTTGTATACAAAACTTACTAAGGTCGCAATATTTACTATCCCCGAGGATTGTTCCATCCCTGAGACAACAGAAGTCTTTACAGTCTTTATTGTACTTAGTAGAATCAGACGTAATTAAAGTATTTACATCGTATTTATTCATAACATTATCCTTTATCGTTAAAATATCTTCTATATATAACAGCCTGATACCAGGCTTTATGCCATGTTCTATCTTTATTGGCCTTAGAATTACACGAACGGCACACAGTTATTAAATTATTTGGTTTACAGTTCTTTTTATTATAATCAATGTGATGGATGGTTAGATCCCTTGAATCAGGTGAGTCACAGTAGGGGTTTAAACATTTATTCCCGTCTCTATTTCTTATATCTTTTTTATATTCTAAATCTTTCCAAGCTTCGCAATACGGTTCAAAAGAAATACCTCCTTTCCAAGACGGATGATTTTCTCCCATATTATTAATACAGTAACAAGTAGGACATCTAACCCCTCTAGCCCAATCAGTCCATATTATACTATGCTTGTGACCGTTATGACAAATATATTTTAACTTAGTGTGATTATTAATATATTTAGTACTTAGTAATATGTAGCCCGCAGACTCGAACGAATTTCTCACATCTTTAATAGTTTTTTTTATTTTTTTAGAGCAATAAGGACATCTCCTACCAATGCCCCATTTACCAAATGATATGGAATGTATGTGCCCTTTAGGACAAACATACTTTAACTTAGTTCTATTATTTATATACTCTTTACTAAGTAATATATACCCTTCTTTCTCAAAAGAATATTTTACAAAATCATATGTGGGTTTTATATTTCCATTACAATACCAACATCTTTTACCATAATGCCAATCAGTCCAAGTAATAGAATGCTTATGCCCCTTAGAACAAATATAATCTAACTTAGTGTAAGCGTTTTTATACTCATTGCTAAGAAGTACATAACCCTCTTTCTCAAAAGATTTTCTAACTTGTTCTATATCTAATTTAGTATTTCCGTAACAATAAGGACATCTATTACCTAAGGTATTCCAACAGTTCCAAGATACCCTATGTATATGTCCTTTAGGACAAAGATAATCTAGCTTAGTCTTATTATTTTTATACTCCTTACTAAGGAGGGTGTACCCCTCCTTTTCAAAAGATTTTTTAATAAAATCATAGGTTAATTTCTTCATTTCTTTTTTCTACCTGAATAATTTGTTCCATTGTTCATAGCTTCAGTAATTCTGGTAAGCATAAGGTCTTCCGTAATTTCATCATCGTAGTTTATATAAACTAAATAAAAATCTTCTTCTTGTATATATTCTATCTTTAGATTATCCCTGTTTACTTGCCCTTGAAATTTTTCTTTGTCCCCATGAAAATGACTAACAAATTTAAAATGCTGTTGCCCCTGTACTTCCACGAATAAACGCAGTTCTCTCACATAAAAATCAAAAAACAGTTTATGCTTTTTGTAATTAATAAAATGCTCTTCAAAAATACGTTTATTTGGTACTGCCGGAAAAAGCTTCACCAGTATAGATTGGACCAGTTTGGCAATGTAGCTCATAAGCCTCTTTTAAACCAGAAAGATTTTTAATTTCTTCAACCACTTTATTAAATAACTCTTCATTGGTTCTTAATGTTTCTAATACATTGATTTCACCTTGGCCTATATTTTCATCATTGTACTTAAACCAAGAACCAGCTTTCTCAATTATATTAAGACTGGTTGCCATAGACAAAACTTCCCAATACATATCGTACCCTTTACCATAAACCAACCGCAATGTGGCTTTTCTGAATGGCTCACCAAGTTTATTTTTTACTACTTCGTGTATAGCCTCATGCCCTATAATCTCCCCAGTTACTGGATCGGCGATTCTACGAGATCTTGCTTCTGGACCTTTCAAAGAAATCCTACCTGTAGCATAAAAGCCTAAACTTTCACCACCACTTGTAGTATCCGGTGGAGCATACGGAGATAGATTTTTCCTAATCTGATTAACAAAAATTAATAACGTCTGTGTTTCAGCGGCTTGAGGAGATATCTTTCGTAATGCTTTACTCATCAACCTAGCCTGTAAAGCCATAGTATCTTTCTCAATTTCTGCTTGAGCTTCGGCATTGGGGATCAGCGCAGAGACACTATCAACTACAATAACATCGTATGCCCCTGTCTTAATCAACCTCTCAAGAATATCTAGGTTAGGTTCTCCGCCATATACCTGAACTAGCTCAAGTTTTTCAGAATCAACTCCGTACCTTTCAAAAAGTTTAGGATCAACAGCCTGTTCGGCATCCAAATAAGCACACTTCATACCCCTTTTCTGAGCCTGTATAACCACACTGACACCCAGTGTACTCTTTCCACTTGAATTGGGACCATACACCTCATAAACGCGCCCTAATGCCATACCCCCTCTACCTAATGCCAAGTCAAGACTTAATGAGCCAGTACTAATTGTCCTAATACTGTTTTGACTCTCAGAAAGCGGTTTTAATATGTCACCATACTTCTTTTTAATGGCAGCTAAAGCGAACTCTCTAGTTTTATCCATTATAACAAGCTCTACTTTCTTTTTTGTATCTGTGTCTATTTTCTTTTTAACTTTAGCTTCTTCAGCTTTAGTAAGCTTCTCAACATTTTTTTTATCACTCATCTATGGCTATCTATCTCCTCTGATATTTGTTGTAAATTCGGTAAACCAAACTCCACCTCGTGGGTTCTTAAATATTCTTCTGCCTGTAAATCAGCCAACCATACTAAACGGTCCTCGTTCTTATTAAAATTATTCATAATCTGTAAAGCTTTTTCAGTAATCCAACCTAACTTATCTTGACCGAACATTGCAAAAGATACAAATATTTCATTATTAAATTTAAATTCCTCTTCATTATTAAACACTGTAGTAACAATCATAGCACACTTAATTAACGACTCTTTATACCCTAATCCAGTAGAATCACTAATCTTTTTTACAAAGTGCTTTGCAATAGATCCATCCTTCTTGGTATCCCGATATGCAGTAAGTTCTGGATGTTTATGGTATAAGACACAATAAAAGTGCTCAATTAAATCAGATAATTTTTTTATATCTTTATAACCTTTAGGAGGGGAAATAATAGCCATCCCTTCATCTTTTAATATTTTCCTACAGGTACTAATCAACATATTAAGTTTATCTTCTTCTGGGATCATAACCAACTGAGTTAACTCCGCTAACATCGCATATAATTCTACTGAATACCTATCTAAATTAGTCGTCACATTATCTCCTGACTAAGTTTACTACATAAGCTTTTTGATCGTCATAGCCTTTAGAAACTACAATCAGCCCATTTTTTTCATCTAAACACTTTAATTCCACATTATCATCTGTCATAGAATGCAGTGTATTCAATAAATCTTTACCGTCCACGTCTAAAATAAAATCAATATCCTTATTACCTACATTATCATACTCAAATAAAGAATTATCAGTACTCAACGATAGTTTATTATCGTTAACTTTTAAACTTACCCTATTATAATCCTCACCATTAAGTACGTCTACAAAAGAAGATAAACCATTAACTAACATCTCTCTATTAATTTCCACAGTTTTATCAAAAACATCAAACATTTTTTGGTAATTAGGGTAGGTTTTTAGTACATTACTTTCTCCCCAAAATAAAACGTTATCAAACGATACTTTAATCGATCTATCACTAAATTCCATAAAAAGTTGTGCGTCATCTATAAGTACACGGCGGAGCCCCATAATAAAACTGTGTTTTAATAAGTATTCTTGATCTTCAATAGTATTTTCATTTTTAACTATAAACTCAGAAATAAGTTTACCGTTAGTACTCACAAAATTTATCTTATCCTTAGAAAAAGCCATACGAATCCCTTTAATATACGCCGTAGGGCCATTAGGATCTACAGCATATAAGACTTTATCAATCGCTGACTTAATTATGCTTGAATTTAAAATGAGATTGGGTTGATCTATCGTAGATATAGCAATAAATCTAGCAGCTTTAATAGTATCTAATTTAAGGTTAGACTTAGAAGTGCTGTCATCTAAATGACTGTTTATAACCTTAACATGTAGGCGTGGAGGTTTAGAAATAAAATGAAAATCTTTAACTCCAATCTCCCCATCCCAAGACGCAAATGTCATAATATAAGATTTAATTTTACTAAAAATTACAGTTTGTTCACCGGGCTTTACTACTTTGGCAGGAACTTTACAAGAAATGCCTGTTTTACCATTGTTTGAAAGAAAAAGGACAGAGTCTTCTTCAGCTTTTATAACAATCTGCCCCTCAAATGAAGTAGTGTTCATTTTAGCTGTAACACTTAACAGCTTAATAGCACGCTGAGCTTCGTGCGTTTTAACAAAAAATTCCATTAATACCCCTTTTAAATTAATTATCTCTATTAGTATATCCATAGATAAACTAGTTAAATATGGATACTCCAAAACCATACATACAATATAACTCACTTTTTAGATTTGTCAAGTAGTTACTTTAATTTAATTAAATAGTATATATATAGATATATATATTGAAATAAACAGGTATAATATAATCACCTTTTCTAGTTTGTCAAGAACTTATTTTAGACTTAGCTAAATAATGTATGTCGAGGTGAACAGGTATAATATAACACAGAAATGCTACTTGTCAAGAGCTAACCAGAAATAGTTACCCAAGGTATTACCCCATCAAACCAAACCTCCTTATGGTCAAAATTATGAGATTTTAATATAACATCCACGTATCTTGTACCAGATACTAAAGTGGTATCAAATTCATCATAAGTCCAATATACTTCTGTCGGTAATGTGTACCAAACTGTTCCAGAAACAGTAAGAGGGTTATTAACACTTCTTATACCTAGATAGGCAGACGCAGAGTAGGTTTTGTATTCAGCTTTAAAATGAAAAGTCGCTTTACCTTGATCAATATCCGAACCACTTATACCCCCTAATAATAAATCCACCCTCTGTGATAAAATATAATCCGCATTAATATAATCTGAAAAAAACACAGAACCATGAGAGGCTGCTGACGCTATTCCAAAATTTTGGTCTCCTTCATTAGTCCAGCCAGCAAGACTATTGTAATCAGCTGATGAGTTAATTAACTCTATATATTTTAATTTATCTAACTCTTCATAAGAGGTGCTCGGAATACGTATAAAAGTTTCAACATCATCAAAATAAGTAACACGTGACCAATCAGGGTGGTATGCTTTACATAACAAATCTACATACCGAGTGCCTGAAGTAAGGGTACGTCTATAGTAGGACTCTGTCCAAGAACTAGCAGACGCTGCTTGAACAACATAATTATCACTTCCAATCACAACTCTATTTTCATCTAAAAGTCTAGAGCCTATATACATACTACCACTTTGTTTCTGAAGAGTGGTAACAAATGAATATAATTCACTATCTATACCTGAAGCCGTAACACCTTGGGCAATCAAATCAATTTGTTGTGTCATAATATGAGTACCAGGAGCATTAACAGCCCTACCAAATTTATATGCGCTATTATACCCTTCACTATAAGTAGATATACTTCCCTCCTCTTTCTCCCAACCTACCAAACTTCTTTGCTCCGCACCCGGGTTAGCTAATGAAAACTTTTTATTAATAAAAGCATGAGAAATAGCATCTCCCGACTCTACTGGATAACAATCAGACTTAAGAAGATCATTATAATAAGGAGAAATTGAATCATCTAAACAAATCATATAGTGTGGGCCTCCAAAAGATGTGCCTATTTCATAGGCGCCATCACTTGAAGTAACAGCACCTAGAAAAACATCATTGTCTTGCCTAAATATCCTAAGTTCCCTATTAACTAAAAGGTCATCTTGCCTTATATTTCCAGTAAATTCATATAAAGGAGGATTAATAACAACTAAAGAAGTCCCATACTTAGCGCCATAGCCGTGGAACTTCTTAGAAGTACTTATGTAATCACTATCTCCCGATCCAAAAGCTGTAACACCCACAGCGACAGAAGAAGCGTCTACTCGGCACTTTATCATTTGTCTATTATCAATAGAATAAAAGTAACTTGCTCCTAAATTGCCTTCAAATAAATAACAGTCACAGTTCTGTATAACTAATGATTCTATACTATGGACAGAATTACTAAAAAAAGAACCTCTACTAGAGGACGAAGAATCTAAAATACATTGACTAAAAATAGTGTCAAACGTAGGAGAACCATCCCCTGCCCTAAACCTAACCGCAGAATACGCATCAGTACGAGTCGTTCTAATTTTAACTTTATCAATTAAAATAGGGTTACTTCCGTTATATACTATATCTAGTACACCAAAATAATTATTACTAGTAAGTTCTACCTTACCTTCAGCAGGGTAATCAGTGTTTCCTACTAAATTAACCACTTTATACTCCATAATTATATGCTCATCATAAACCCCTTCATCAATCCATAGGGTGTCACCATCAGCCGCCTCATTATACGCTGAAATAATAGTAGTGTATAATTTATCTGGTCCTACGGGTAATATCGCCATTAGTATAACTCCTTTGGTATTAATCTTCCTAGAATTAAATCATCATAGATAGGCTCACTTGCAACATCCTCACAAATAACAAAATGCTCCCCACTATACGTAGTTACCACCTGGTAATCAGTAGTTAGTGGTTCAGAAAGAGCTATACCTTCAACTTGATTTGTTACAGCATTAATGGCTTTAACATTCCAAAGTGAATTAGTACCATAAAAACTAAACCCTTCAGGTATAGGGTGAGATAACTTAGTGTATGAAGTTAAAAAGTCTACTTTAGAAGCGTAACCGTCAGAAGAATATAAAGAAAACATAGGAAATAATTCCGCATTATCAATCTCAAATATAGGATTGGTACCCATACTAGGATCTCCACCTAACATCCACTCACCATTCTTCGACCACCAAAGCCTACTATTAAAAGCATCATAAGCTATACCTATCACATCAGCAGGACTGCTGGATTCTCCTACTTTTACTCTTACATTATCCGTATAAAAACCACCATCTCTAGGACGATACGCCCAACTTTTAGTATCTACACCTAAGGCACCATATAAACTAGAGCTATCAGTACCTAAACCACACCTACATTCACCATAAGTGTCATCAATAACTACTTCCCAATACCACTTGCCCGTAGCTCTACCAACCGTAGCCCTGATACCGTGATGTTCATACCTATAAGTGGTAGGAAGTGTTGCCTGCTTAGCATCTACTAAAGAAATTCGATTAGACTTATCATAAAAATTTAAAACTACACTATCAATTAAAGTGTTAGTACTAAATATATCAGATATATTTCCTGCAAAATAATATTGCTTAGGTATATCAAATAAAGATTCACCATAATTAGGCCCATAACTATACTCTTCTCTTTGTATAACAAAATCATGTGTTGAAAGGTCTTTAGCGCTGTCCTCTTTGTTCATTAAGTAATAAATATAAAATCCCATAGGGTAACTTGAACCATCACCATAAAGGGTATCCAATACTTCAAACTTATAATATCTATAAGCAGTGTCATTAGCAAACCGAAACATAGCATTCTGTTCATTACAATCCACAGTTTCAAAAAGTATATTCCAACTAATAAAGTCATTAGATGCACTTAGACGAAACCTATCATAATAAGTTGTTCTATTCCTAAAAACCAATGTTGTTGCGATCTCCTCTAATCCCAGACCAAAATCAGTAATAATACTATATTCAGCAGCCGCAATAGGCATACTACTATAACTATTATAAACATTCTGATCAAACATATTACCAATCGAAGTAAAAGCGGCACTCGTAGTGTTAGATGTATTTAATAAATTATATAAGAAACCAGTAGAGTAAGGAAGAGAGTAATAGTTAACAAACATAAGGTCTATAGGAGCTATTGATTTTTCTATTATAAAATCAGTAACTTGCATACCAAGTGCAAAAAAGTCTGGATATAATGGGGAATAAGAATCAGAATCATTTCCAGTATAGCATATAAACCTACAATTTCGAAGCCTCACACCTCTAGCATATGTGTCATAACCGGAAAATAAATAAAAATTTTTGTTAGAAGCGCTTATTATACAACGATTAAAAATAAAATCAACAGTCTCACATGAATAAAAATAAACTGCTTCATCATATCTGCCAGGATTACTTACAGGCGGAAATTGAATATTTATATTTTCTATATACACTGATTGTGTGGCTAACCAGACATTTTTAAAATATAATACCGGTTTACTAACTATACTATTCGTTAGTATTACCTTGCCCTCACCAGGATACCTGGTGTTCCCAATCAAATGAACAACCTTACCGTCCATCCGTATATCTTCATCATAGACACCTTCATCAATCCATAAGGCATCCCCATTAGCAGCTCTATTAAAAGCACTAATTATTGTTGTATAAGCCCGTGTAGGCCCCACTCTAATCATCGTCATCGATATCTCCTAAACCAAATATGAAAGAAGCGTCGTCACTCTCTGGTGGACCTACTTCAGTGTTTAAAAAAGTAAAATCAATATGCCCTTGATTCGGTGAGAGGTAATCTAAACCGGTTATTGTTGAAAAAAGATCTGTAGTGGCTTTTAATGCTATAGGCACAACTACTAAAGGTAAATTAGATTCTACTGAATACCCCGGTTTTATTACACCTCTTAAAACTCTATTAGTTTTGTATATTCTTTTTATAGAAATTCTCATATTTAAATTAGAGCACCTATCATTAGTACCTTCTATACTCATAGGTAAATCTAAAATCTTTAACTGAGTTACTCTATCAACCATATCCTTTATAGCTGCATCTATACTCTCGTAGGCTTTTAGGTTGAAAATATATTTACGTTTTACTTTTGTCTTTTCATACCCTTTACCTACAGGAAGTAGCTTGTGACCTTCAACTCTGATAACCCAATGATCGCCACTAAAATCTCTATATGCCTGCTTATTCCTTGAGAAATAAGAATAACTTTTAGCGTAACTATTAAAAGTTAATTCTGCGTAACGTCTGAAGTCTTCCTTATTATTTTTTAACTTAAGAGTCATAAATTTTTCTCTAACATTCACAGCTGGATAATGCCTATTAGAGTAGGCTCTAATAAATACAGGTAAATCTCGTTGTATAAACGCACCATTTATACTAGTACCCAAATCAAAATAAGTTCTATTATTAGAAAAAGCAGCCAATAAAATAATATTACTAGTTTGATAGACAGTCTTCTTTTCATACTTTAAAGTAGTATATGTAGTAGGTTTTTCTAAGTGAAGATATTTAACAGTAATAGTATCTTGGGCTAAATAGGCTGAAGCATTGATACTACACGATAAGTCCACTACGTTACTATTATCAAAGGCATAAATAAGTGCCCTTAAGTCTTTATTATTATTAACAGCTATCATAAAAGATAAATCTCTAAAAGCAGAACCAAAGCATGGGAAATTAATTACAGCGGCCAAGTCTCTATTCTCTAGAAAAGAAATATTTATACGATGTTTTACATTTATTACTTTTGGATATATTTTAACTATTAAATCCACAACTTGTCTTGAAGAAGCAAGCATAAAATTTAAATCCATATACTGCATGACATTTAGATAAGAAACTAGATCATACACCTTTAAATTGGTCAATCTAGCATTAAGATCACTTATGATTTCAAAACCCTTCCTAACATATAAACTAATATTTAAATCTTTTGGAGCTATACCATAAATATATTTATTCAAATCTCCTGGATGAGAAATTTCTTTAATAGATATACTTAAGTCATTAAAATCCCAAGCACTTATACTGGCTTGTATATCTACTGGCTGTATTGTATTTAAATACGCACCAATGTTCATAAAATAAGTTGATCTAACAAGTACAGGAAGGTCCACTATATGTAATGGCTGAAGGAGCTTTTGAAGCTGTACCTCTTGCCAGCCATGCAATAAGAAGTCAACAGAGTCTTGGCTAGTCTGCCATATTTTAAATATATCCATAGGCAAATCTGCGGCTTGCTCTATAAATGATTTTAAGTACCCTGACAAATTAGTAGTATCTTTACGCCATATACGAATAGTATTTATAATATCTATTACATTACCTGTTCGCCAACCTTTAACAGTGTTAAATAAGTCCACCTGTTGCTCTGTAAAACTCTTTATATAAGTAAGTATATTAGTTTCTGTAGAATACCCTTGTTTAATAAGAGCAGCTAAATCCTCTGTAGCTACTGTCCAACCCTTTACTACTATTGGAAAATCGATGTACTGAGGAGCCCAACCCTTAATGGTCTTAGTTACATCTATTTGGCCTGTATATACTTGTTTTATATAAGCGGCTAAATCATTAAGGTGCGAGGCAATAGACAATGTAGCAGCTAGATCTCGTATACCACCATAAATGCAATTTGATCTAAGAATCTGTACATTATTTTGAGTAAACCCTAAAACATATGTTTCGCAGTGTTTTAAATAATCTCTTTGTAAATCCATACCTACAATCGTAGACTTTAAATTCACATTATTTGCAGCAAAACTAAAATTTACAGCACTAAAGTCTGGAGGAGAATATCCAGAACTGCTAAATTTAAAAGGTATGTCGCTATTTGGTGGGTTACTACTATACATTAGCTACCACTCTCAATAGGACTAATATAGTCAAATATAAGGGCATTAAAATCGTTGTCTGGATTTAATGCAACTATAAAATGATCTTCAGCATAAACAGCTTCAATGGAAAACACCCCAGAAGAATTAGTTACCGTTCTTCCAACAAGACTTCCATCCGATCTTCTATATAAATTCACTCCTACATCGGCTAAATTAATATCAGTCGAATCTTTAACTACACCTTCGCAGGTCATTGAACTTACATCTGCATAGTATTGGCCATAGGTAGGCCCATAACTAAAGGTAGGTGTAGTTACAACGTTTAGTAAATCTAAATTACCAACACAAGAAGTATATAAATAATTAGTATCTAATTGAGTATACGTAATACCTTTCTCATTAACATTATCCCAACTAGCATTAGATACATGTTCAAAACCATTAGAGTTTATATAACCATTTTTAATAAAAAATTTATTAAGAAGCATATTATTCAAATTAACCGCCCCATCAGCATCAATTGCTCCCGAAATATGGCATTTATTTATATAAACACCTAATTTATTATTTGTCTCATGAAAATAAACAGGGGCATAACTATTATAATCACTTTTAGATATACCAAAGCCTTCTATATTTATATCCTCACTTACTTCTGGGGAATACATCACTTTAATAGTCTTATTTGCTGCTGTAGATAGCCTTACATTATCTACCCAACAACAGTCACTACCGGTGTCTGCACTACGATCCTTTGAGTAACACCACTTTAAGTCATGATCTCCTGCTGGCAAAATATACATTTTATTAACCCAATCAACCGTTCCTGATATTTTTCCAACCTGTTCAACATCATCAATATAAAATTTTAACCAATCACAATTAACCTCAGAACTAATTTTACCATAAAACGAAATAAGCCCATCTTCTGACGTAGTAATAATCTTATGCATGCATGTTAGTTGGTTATGTGTTATATCTCCGCTTTTAGCAGCAAAAGCACTCCCATACCCATTTCCACTAGCAGTAACTACCCAATCTAAGTTCCCAGAGAAACTAAAGCCATCTAAAGTCCCATCCTCAAAAGTACTCTCATCAAACAAAGAAAACTTATCAATTATAATATTATCTACCCAACAACAGTCACTACCAGCACTTACACTACTATCCTTTGAGTAACACCACTTTAAAACATGGCTTCCCGCCGGTAAAAGAAACAATATTTTAGCCCAATCAACCGTTCCTGATATTTTCCCATCCTGCTCAACATCATCAATATAAAATTTTAACCAATCACGATTAGCCTCAGAACTAATTTTACCATAAAACGAAACAACCGCGTCTACAACAGTGTCGATTGTTCTATACATACATGTTGACTGACTATCTGCTATAGTACCGCTTTTAGCTGAGAAGTCACTTAAACGCCCATTCCCGCTAGCAGAAGTGGTCCAATCGGCATCGCCAGAAAAACTCCAACCATCCAAGTTCCCATCTTCAAAAGTATCATAAAACTGTGGTATATAACTAGAAATAATTACGTCAGGGTCTTCAAAATTAACAGTATCTGCACGTAAATTTACATACTTATTTATAGTGACTTGTTCATTATAA